ACCAGATACTGCCTGTTGGGCGTGGAGTTGCATCCACTGTGCGCCATGCAGGAGTCTGTGTGTGCTTGCTGGCATAGAAGGTTGGGCGATAGTAATCGCCGGCCACTAATCCAAGGTTGGATAATGCACTGCCTGTACCGCCAGCAACAATTGTTAGCTCGCCGCCACTGGCAGCATCACTGTTGACAAAAATTGCAAGACGATAAGATAATACTGTAGCAGTTACGCCGGCGATATTTGCACCATTGATGTCGCCAGCAGCCGACGAAGCTGTTGTGCCAGTTAGTGTAACAGTAGTTCCGTTAAGAACAAATCTGTGACCAACGGTTGTTGTTGGGTTAGCAACAGAACCAATTACAGTAGGGATTGTATCTTGCCAATCCTGACTACCAACAAGTACCCAATCACCTTGATAATTCTTACGATATACTGGGTTGTTAGCGTTAGTTGCAACAACTGCATAATCGCCTGCTTTACCAATGCTTGGGATTGGGAGGCTACCTGTAACATAAGCAGTATTTGTTAAAACATGAAGCTTGCCTTGACCACTTGCATTAGTGGTGTTAATTTGAGCAAAACCACCAGCTGTAGCATTCCATTCAAAAATACCGTATCTGCTTGCATCTGTATCAAACCATAATGTACCGTTAACAGGATCTGCCATTGGGCGAGTTAACTTGCTGGCAAGTGCATTGAGGTCAATGTCTGCTCGCATTACGTATGCCATGCTTGCAACACCTAGTGTGGTGTAAGCGGCAAGTAAGCCGTATTCGTTTAGTTCGTAACCATGTACCGGAGTACCGTTTGGAGCATAAAAATTTGGCTTGCCGAAGGCGTTGACCAATTCACGCTGACTTGTTACTAGTAGTGGTTTGCCAGCATTGGCAGCAGTAGTGTACGTAGCCAATGTACCAGCGGGGTTTGCTTTATTCTCAGCAGTAGCTAAAAGAATAAAAGGAATTGTGCCTTTCGAGCCCGGCGTATAGTTACTTTCGTCAATGATTGTAACTGCTGTGCCTGGAGAAATTAGATTTGCCATATTTTGTCCATCCTATTGTTGGTATAAAAGTATTTAGCCATTTGGCCGTAAACACCCCGCTTTAGCCAGCCCTTTGCAAAGGTATTAGGTAAATAGCTGTATGGAACAGAGACCATTATGCCAGGCATGTCATAAACATCCCGCTGCTATTAATTATCAAAAAGATGGAATAACGCACTTTAGACGCAAGTGCGATACCTGTGCCAGGAAGAAGAAGCCCAAGAAAACTAACTGGCAGTTAGCAGGCTATGCAAAGAAGAAGCAGTGCGAAAGATGCGGGTTTAAAAGCAAGTGGCATCAGCAGTTTTTTGTATATCATGCTGATGGCAACTTAAAAAACGTACAGCACACAAATCTAAGAACAGTGTGTGGCAATTGTCAGATAGAGATTGCTGTCACCGGCCTAGGTTGGCAGCAGGGCGACCTGATCCCGGACTATTGATTCTACCTGCTTGTACAAGTGGTCAATTGAGCCATTGTTGTCAATTTCAAAATCAAATGTAGTGCCCACCCATGCTGTTTCACTGGCATGAATACCTGCACGTTCTAGCCTAGATCTGCTGGTGGCAAACAACATGTTATGATCACCTTCGTTGAAGTTAACAGCATCCTGATACCAGGAGGGTAACTCTCCACGCTTTACCCAGACAACAATACCACCGGCTTGTTTAATAGATTTAATCTCGTTGGGGAAGCGGCAATCGCTGATCACAATATCGTCTGTGGATGTTCGCATTTTGTTTTCAACACTGGCAATCCAGATATCGTTATGGAATCCTCTGCGGCAGACTTCTGTACCCCAGAGCTGTAGTACTAGACGTGGGGTAAGATCTGGCATGTCAAGACGCTTGGACCACCATGGATCAACTTGCTCGCGCCATTCACGGGCTTCTTTGGTACGCCCTTCAAGTAGTGTGCGGTCCCAGCCAAACACTGCGGCCACAGCATCTTTGAGAGTGTTGGCAAAACTATCTCTACGGAATTCGTGGAAATTAACTAGGTAGTCAGCTACAGTGTCTTTGCCCGAGCCTATAAAACCGCACACACCAATGATCATGAACATCCCCTGTAAGTACACTCTACTATAGCAAAGTGTCACGGGATTGTCAACGGTTAATTAGCCAAAGATAAAGCTAAGTGGCTCCGATCCGTCCACATAGTTCTTAAGGTCTTCCAGGTGTTGGGTCATTTCTTCTTTGGCTTCAGACTTCAGCGATTCGCCATTGAGTGTTGTACCGCCCTGTGGGCCGGCAATGGTAGCAAACTTGCTACGTGCTTCACCTAATGTGTACTTGCTGAGACTGTAGCAGTATTCTTGAATCCAAGATTTGGTGCGTGGATCTGTCAACAGCCAAATTTCTGGCTTGTAGTTATAGGTCCATAGCAGTACAGTTTCGCCTGTGCTCAAGGGATGACGCACAATCACCAACTTCTTGGTAACTGGGTTCCAGGTAAAGTTGATGTAGCCGCCAAACATCTTGGCAGTTAGTTCTTGATACTGTGTGTACAACTCGTAGCTTAATAGGCCGCCGGTGCGTCCCACCTTCAACAGATAGGTGTTCAGGTAACCTGCTTCAAAGGGTTCAAATTGATTGGCTGATCCCGAACTACCAATTGTTCTACGAAAGATTTGACGCACATGGTCAACTTCCTGCGGTAGTGTGTACTCTTGCTGATTTTCTACAAGCTCTAAGAAAGCATGGCTTTCTTCGCTGGCATTTCTAGCTCTAGCTCTATACAGGGATATAGTGCGCTGATATGCGTTTTCGTAGTGTTCTGGATCCAGCTCTACGTCTACCATGCCGTCGCCTAGGCGTAGACGTACATAGTCAAATACTCGTTGTTTTAAATAATCTATAGAATCAGACACTGTGTATCCTCGTTTTAAGTATTTATGTTTCTACAGCCAGGACTGTTGGCCATAAATACTCTACAGAGAGAACAGATTATGCCCCGTATTAGTCTTTGGCAAGGTGGTAAACACACTAACGATTACAAGTTTTTTGATCGTCGTATTCACGAGATGTTTACCGCTGGCGGTACAGATATCTATGTACACAAATACCTAGGTCCGCAGAGCCAAGGTGCTACTGGCGATGCCACACAGCCCAATTACGCTACACAAAGCGAAAAGAACATACAAGATCTATTGTTGTTAGAAAACCGCGATCGCAAGTATGACAGCAGTATCTACAACATGCGGGCCTTGTACAATGTACAAGACTTAGACTTTGATCTTAGCCAATTTGGCTTGTTCTTACAAAACGACACACTGTTTATCACTTTCCACTTGAACGATATGGTGGAAAACATGGGTCGTAAACTCATGAACGGTGACGTACTTGAGCTGCCACACTTAAAAGAATTCTATAGTTTAGATGATACTGTGCCGCTGGCACTCAAACGTTTCTATGTTGTACAAGATGCCACCAAGAGTGCAGAGGGTTTCAGTGCCACTTGGTGGCCGCACCTGTGGCGTGTCAAAGCTGTGCCGTTGGTCAACAGTCAAGAATTCAAACAGATCATTGATCAAATCTCAAACAGTGGTGGCGAAGATCCTGTAACAGGGTTAAAACCTGTTGGCACAGGCAACGTTTCCCCAACTGTCATCAGCAACTTACTCAGTACCTACCAGAAAGACCTAAACATCAACGATGCTGTGATACAGCAAGCAGAAGCCGAAGTACCACAAAGCGGCTACGACACTACACCTTATTGGATTCCGCCACAGGAAGGTGGTACACTGACCAACAGTCCACTAGAGCCCACAGCTAGCCCAGAAGAAAACTGGACTGGATACCTGGCTGGAGACGGCGTTGCTCCAAATGGCAAGCCAACTGTTGCAGGCACTGCCTTCCCTGCAGGTGCAGCCATTGGGGATTTCTGCTTACGCTTAGACTTCTTACCAAATCGCTTGTTCCGCTACGATGGCAAGCGTTGGGTTAAAGTGGAAGATGCTGTACGTACGAATGTTACACCTGGACAGGGTAATACACTGCGAGATCAGTTCATTAATAATACCTCAACATTTACAGACAGTCAAGGTAACAGTGAAGTCAGTAAACAAACACTCAGCGACTTGCTCAATCCAAAAGCTGATCACTAGGATTAAACAATGCAAACACATTTCTATGATGAACAAATAAGACGTTTCCTGCTACAGTTGGTGCGTATGTTCAGTAACTTCCAGGTTGAGTTTGGCAAGAACGACGCTGGCGACAAAGTATTTTATCGTGTGCCGGTCAAGTATGGCGACGGCAGTCGTAATGCCGCGGTTATTCTACAAGGCAATAGCGCAAACACCTTGCCAGCAACACCACAGATTAGTTTGTACATTAGTTCACTGGATTATGCAAGAGATCGTGTGCAAAATCCTACATTTGTTGATAAGTTCAGCATACGTCAAAAGCAGTGGGACGAGGGACAACAGGAGTTTTTAAACCAACAAGGCAACGCCTACACCATTGAGCGTATGATGCCTGCTCCCTATGACCTAAAAATTAAAGTTGATCTATGGACCAGCAACACAGATCAGAAACTACAGTTGCTTGAACAGATGCTGGTGTTGTTTAACCCTAGCTTAGAAATACAAAGCACAGAGAACTATCTAGACTGGACCAGTCTTAGTGTTGTGACATTAGATAACGTGACTTTTACCAGTCGTAGTATTCCACAAGGCACTGATGATACCATTGATGTTGCTACCTTGGACTTTAGTATGCCAATTTGGCTCAGTGCCCCAGCCCGTGTCAAGAAGCTAGGTGTTATCCAAAAGATTATCACCAGCGTGTTTGACGCCACGGGACAGACTGGAGACCTAAGTGGTATAATTGGCAACGATGATCTGCTACTGGGCACAAGACAAGCTGTTACCTTCCAAGATTACGGTATATTTGTACTTGATGGACAGGCAAAATTGTTGAAGAATACCGTTGTATCTTCAGCCAGCACAGTATCTATTCCCACAGTAACAGGCGATACAAGGAGTTGGCCAGCGGCCCTGGAAAAATACGGGGTAATCCGCAATGGTATCACACAAATAAGACTACAGTGGCAAGACGATTTTGAAATTGTTGGCACTGTTGCGCTGGACCCCAGCAACGACCAGATATTATTGTTTACTCCAGACCTTGATACATTACCAGCAAACACACTAGACCCAATCACTGCTATCATTAATCCACAGAAAGTTGGTCCTGGATTTGGTTTACCAGAACCAGCGGCAGGTCAGCGTTATTTGTTACTAGACAACATTGGCAATGCCGATGACAACGAACATGCACCGGCTTGGTATGTAGACGGGGAGCCAGTGGCTGACCGCAATGATATCATTGCCTACGATACAGTCAACAGAACATGGCGCAAGGTATTTGACAGCAAGACCAATACCACTGTACAATATGTCACTAACTTGACCACAAGTATGCAGTACAAGTTACTTGATGGTAAATGGGTACGCAGTTGGGAAGGCAAGTACGACCCAATGCATTGGAGAGTAATAATTTGACCGAAGCAGTGGGCGCACTCTATTATGCCCTTTCAACAAAACGTTATCTATTCCTGTTAAGAGACGAAGCAAGACACACCAACACCTGGGGTCTTGTAGGTGGGAAGATTGAGCGAGGCGAAAGTGTCATGGAAGCACTGCGCCGAGAAACCATTGAAGAGATTGGGTTTGAGCCCGATGTTGGCAAGTTCATTCCTCTAGAAACATTTACCAGCAGTGACGATAAGTTCAAGTACTATACGTTTGTGTGTACCATTGAACACGAGTTTATCCCCAGCTTGAATCACGAGCACAAGGGCTACTGTTGGACGCAGATTGATTATTATCCCAAGCCCTTACACCCGGGTGTGTGGAGTACTTTTAACTTTGAAAGTGTTCAGCAGAAGATTGCCACACTTGAGTCTATACTAGATGTCAACTATTTGCCTAAACTGCCAGTGTGATAGCTGAGTGTAGTTGAGATTATATTTCCAGGGTTCTGGTGCTGGGCTGCCTTCACTGGGACAAACGTGAAAAAATTCAACTGCTGGGAAGTCTATAAACAGATTGTTCATATTTTCCACCCAACTGCTGTGATCTGTTGTTCCTGACTTCTTTTCATCGTAGCCGTAGGTGTCAGCGTACACATTATTATAGTCGTTTGAAAAGAAGTTATCAAAGCCCAGTAGATAGATCTTCTTGTGTCCACTGACTGCGGCCAAATAAGCTGCCAGTGCGCCACTGTTGACAGCAGGATGGTATGGCACTAGATTTTTATCACTGTTATAGCCCAACAAGAATCGTGTGATCCATACTTGTGTTTTTTTATCTGGACACTCTTTGATGTACTTGCTGAGCATTGGGCCACGAGTGATGATCAAGTTGTCTGCTTCAATGTCTCTATAGCCAGCATTGCAGGCCCAGGTACTGTAGGTAGTCCATTCACCTCTAGCAACAACCTTGGGGTGCGGTATTCTTTTTAAACGAGCGGCTATGCTGGCAGTTGGTATAGCAAGTCTACTGGTACCGTTGCCCAGGACAATTGCATGATCTTTGAATTTAGTTGCATCCACAGTGGCAGGAATAAACTTTTTAGTGTGGTGTTGCTGGTTATTCTTCCACTCACTGCTTTCAATGACAAATTCGCCTATGTAGTCTTTGACGTTAAATTGTTGATACATTATAGTTTATACTGCTATTAATTGACTTGATACCTTCACTGAGTTGTTTGCTGTTGCCCCAGTGAAGGATAGTTCCACGTTTCCTGTGTTTATGCCAACAGAAAACGTGCCCATGTTATTGCCTGTTAGTATTTCGCCGTAAGTGATCAAACTAGCTGTTGTGCCGTCGTGTACTACCAAGCACTCTGTGATTGAGTAGTTTGGACTATTGGAAACTGTAACTATGTACTTGGCGCCGCGATAATCAGCGGCTGCAAAAGAAGATATAACTGCAGAACTTGTGCCTACTACAACAGCGGTTGGAGAATTTTTAAAAGAATTTGTTACATTGATGCTAGAAACTTTTAAATCTTTATAGCCAGTTACAGCAATGGTATTGGCTGTTTCTGTGCTAGATGTACTTACCAACGCAAAAGTACTATCAGCTTCCGCCCACACAACAGCCAACGTTCCGCTGGATCCGCGAGTGAACAATAGGCCTACATCTTTGGCATTGGCGCCAGTGGTTCCGGCATTGAGACTAATTAAGTTGTCGTTGAGCCCAACGGTGGTAGAGTCGCTGGACAGTATTGACCCGTTGCCTGCATTAATCTGTCCTAGTCTGGGTTTAGTGAGCGCCATATGTCTTCATTCCGTTGAAATATTTATCAAAAAAATAGGGCTGTTGCCAACCCTATTTTTATGTTACGAAATGAATTAGCTGTTAGACTCTGCCAACAACCACTTCAATGACGCCAGCACCTTCGCCATGAGCTTCTAGTGCTTTACCAATTACGCTACCAATCTTTGGATTGGCTTCTGCACGGGCACTGCCGTTACCAGCTGATACCATCATGTCGCCCTTGGCAACTGGGCCAACGACCTTACACGGTACACGACCTTGTAGAGCAACGGCTGCTGTGTGTGCAGACTCTAAGTGACTGTTCATCAAGTAAGCTGGTGCTGTTGTTACAACGCCTGCTACCTTGGCACACATGTCGGTGTCACACAATGTAACTTCGGCTTCACCACCAAAGTGTAGAACTGTACCTGGCTCGTATTCAGCGTCTGCTGTGTACTTTTCTGCCAAGTCGGCGTATTGTGCTGTTGTTGCTTTGGCAAATACAGTGTTGAATGTTGAGCCCGAAGATCCAATGTTGCCAACACCAGTTGTGCCACCGTTAGTAATTGCAGTGGTGGCATTATTAATTGTCAAACCAGTCAATGTACCAACACTTGTAATGTTACCTTGAGCAGCAGTGGTTACTGTACCAGCAGTAGTGGCAGCACCTGACAATGCACCAGTGAATGTGGTTGCACTCACGTTACCAGCACTGATGTTACCAGTTACTGACAAGGAAGTCAATGTACCAACACTTGTAATGTTACCTTGAGCAGCAGTGGTTACTGTACCAGCTGTGGTTGCACTTGTGGCAGCACCCGACAATGCACCAGTGAATGTGGTAGCACTCACATTGCCTGCTGAGATGTTACCAGTTACTGACAAGGAAGTTAGTGTACCCACTGATGTGATATTGCCTTGAGCAGCAGTGGTTACAGTACCAGCTGTGGTTGCACTTGTGGCAGTGGTTGCACTTGTGGCAGTACCACTCAATGCACCAGTGAATGTGGTTGCACTCACGTTACCAGCACTGATGTTACCAGTTACTGACAAGGAAGTTAGTGTACCCACTGATGTGATATTGCCTTGAGCAGCAGTGGTTACAGTACCAGCTGTTGTGGCAGCACCCGACAATGCACCAGTGAATGTGGTAGCACTCACATTGCCTGCTGAGATGTTACCAGTTACTGTCAGTGAAGTCAAAGTACCCACTGATGTGATGTTACCCTGTGCCGCTGTTGTCACAGTACCAGCAGTGGTTGCACTTGTGGCAGCACCTGACAATGCACCAGTGAATGTGGTAGCACTTACATTGCCTGCACTAATGTTACCTGTTACTGTTAGTGAAGTCAATGTACCAACACTTGTAATGTTACCTTGTGCGGCTGTTGTCACAGTACCAGCAGTGGTTGCACTTGTGGCTGAACCATTTATGTTGGCATTCAACGTTTTGTTCATGTTCCAACGATCGTCGCCACTTGTATAAGTGAATGTTGCAGTGGCACCGGCTACTGTTAAACCAGCGCCGTTGGCTGCTGCCGCTGAGGCTGCGTCTTTGGCTAAAGTTAAGTTTAAATCGCCAATTTCTACCGTTGTACTGTTGACTGTTGTGGTTGTGCCTGTTACCTGTAGGTTACCTGCAATAACAACATTACCACCTGTACCGGCACTGCTTGGATCAATGGTAAGAGTAGTATGGCTACTGCTGATTGTGTCACCAGTGATGGTAAGATTACCAGCATTTAAAGTACCAACGTTGGCGTTACCTGTTACTGCTACTGCGGTCAATGTACCAACACTAGTAATATTTCCTTGTGCGGCAGTGGTTACAGTACCAGCTGTGGTTGCACTTGTGGCTGCTCCTGACAATGCACCAGTGAATGTGGTAGCACTCACGTTACCAGCACTCACGTTACCTGTCACTGATAGTGCAGTTAGTGTACCCACTGATGTGATGTTACCTTGTGCCGCTGTTGTCACAGTACCAGCTGTAGTGGCAGCACCTGATAATGCACCAGTGAATGTGGTAGCACTCACGTTACCAGCACTCACGTTACCTGTTACAGTCAATGCAGTCAGTGTACCCACTGATGTGATGTTACCTTGAGCAGCAGTGGTTACTGTACCAGCTGTGGTTGCACTTGTTGCAGTGGTAGCACTTGTGGCAGTACCACTCAATGCACCAGTGAATGTGGTAGCACTCACATTGCCTGCTGAGATGTTACCAGTTACTGACAAGGAAGTTAGTGTACCAACACTTGTAATGTTACCTTGTGCCGCTGTTGTCACAGTACCAGCTGTGGTTGCACTTGTTGCAGTGGTAGCACTTGTGGCAGTACCACTCAATGCACCAGTGAATGTGGTTGCACTTACATTGCCTGCTGAGATGTTACCTGTTACGGTCAATGCAGTCAGTGTACCAACACTAGTAATATTGCCTTGAGCTGCTGTTGTTACTGTGCCAGCAGTGGTGGCAGCACCTGACAATGCACCAGTGAAGGTGGTAGCTGACACATTGCCAGCACTCACGTTACCTGTTACTGTCAATGCAGTCAGTGTACCCACTGATGTAATGTTGCCTTGTGCGGCAGTGGTTACAGTACCAGCTGTTGTGGCTGCGCCTGACAATGCACCAGTGAAGGTGGTAGCTGACACATTGCCAGCACTCACGTTACCTGTTACTGTCAATGCAGTCAGTGTACCAACACTAGTTAAACTTGACGCTGTAACGCCAGATCCAAGTGTGGTTCCGTTTAATACGCTTGTGCCAGCAATGGCATAACGATCGCCTGAGGCCAAGTTAACGCCATCGGCATCAACTGTGTGTTCTGTTACACCATCAATGATGATCCGAATGTTTGCGCCAGATCCGGTGTCTGTGATGCTTAGGCTACTGTCGCCCAAACTAATCCCGTTTGCAATCACGTTACCAACAGTGATGTTGGCTCCTGCCGCTGTGTTCAGTACTGCATTACCTGTTAAAGTAATGTTACCACTAGTGGTTACTGCACCGTCGTTTGCATCAACTTCAAAGTTACCTACCTTGATGCCGTGCTTAATATTAAAAAACTTATTAGCCATGTTCCTAATCTCCCATAAGGCTTGTTATATAGGCGGGGTATTATCCCCGCCTATCAATGTTTATACTGTGATGTAACTCTTACCAAGTTTCACCACATTAGCTGGTCCTACACCAGTGTATTTTAGTACCACCGAACCACTGGTTAAATCAACACTTAAAGTACCAAGTTCGCTGCCAGTGAATATGTGATTAGACACTGTTAGATATGCTGTAGTACCATCATGAATTACCAGTGCTTCCATTGCATCAAATGCTGTTCCACCTTGATTGGTTACTTGAATAACATACTTTGCAGTACGATATGTAGCGGCAGTAAAGGTATCAATAGTAGTAATCGTTGTACCAACTGTGGCAGCAGTTTTACTGTGTACCAATGCACCACTGTAGGTGATGTTTCTTACTGCGTTGCCAACTGCACCAAAATCCAAGGCGTTATCTACTGCTGGGACAAAATGTCCGTTAGTACCAACTGTCCAACGTGCGGCTGCTGATGCTGTACCTGAGTAAATTGTGATACCACTGTTGGTAGCTTCAACTAGGTCAAATCCATTTGGACTTTGCAGTGTGACGTTAACCGTTGATGTTGTAGCAATCTGACGAACTTCAATTACGTCACCACTAGCTGGCGCTTCAGTGAATGTCAGTGTAACTCCGCTGATGCTGTAAGCAGTGGTTGGAATTTGCATAACACCGTTGACTGCAACAATCGCTGCCGCAGTAGTTAACTCTTGACCCAATGTAAACTCAACAGCTGAACCATCACCATTGAATGTTTCACTGGTAATAACAGTTGATGCTGAGCTGAAACTCTGCCATGCTGTACCATTGTAACCTTCATAGCTGTTTTGGGTGCTGTTGAAACGCATCATACCTGCAACTGGGCTGATTGGACGATCGCCGTCTGCACCAATTGGAATAATGATACTGTTTGTACTGACAATGTGTAACTTGGCTTCTGTGTTTGGTGTGTTGGTGTTGATACCAATGTTATTTTGTCCACCATTTACATGGAACAAGCTAGCATCTGCACTGCCAGAAACAGTAAAGTCAATGTTGCTGCCTGCTGTGTTGACTGTTACTTCGCCACCAGTTTGAGCAGTAATATCGTTGCCGCTGATTAGTAGGTTGCCAACATAGATATTTCCAGCAACAGTTAAGTCACTGCCATCAAATGTAAAGTCAGCATCGTCAACCAGTTGACCACTTGCACCTGCGTATGTTACACGACCAGCAGTTAGTGTTGATACAAAAGTATTACCTAAGTTTGCATTGCCACTAGCAGATAAGTCAGTGAACGCACCAGTGCTGGCTGTTGTAGCACCAATTGCTGTGCTGTTGATGTTTCCACCAGTGATTTCAACATTGCTGGATACAAAGTTTGTAACAACTGTTGCGTTGGTACCGTTTGGTGTAATGTTGATGTTACCACCAACTGATTCCACATCATTGTTGCTGACTTTAATATTAGCAACTGTCAAGTTACCAGCAATGTTGGCAGATCCGTTAGCACTTAAGATGTTGGTAGTTGAATCCCATGTTAGGTCTTCGTCAACTGTTGCTTCGCCTGCTGAGCTAGTTACTAGTACACGACTACCTGTGAATCCACTTAGTACAGCATTCTTGATGACAGTTTTACCTGTGCCGTCTGGTGTGATTTCAATGTTACCGTTTAAGTTGGTGCTGGACAATGTGCTGTCACGCAACTGTAGGTTACCAACATTGATGTTACCGTTGACTGTTACTGTGCTGTTGGCATCGTTGTAGGTGAAGTTAACTGGGTCAAATACTTGCCCGTTAATGCCTGCAACCAATACAGAGTACTGTGATAGATCATCAACAATCAAGGATCCAACAGTAGCAGTAGAACTTACGTCAATTGTACCAGTGATGTTGGCCGAGCCACTAAGAGCCAATGCACTAGTTGAAACGTTGTAAGTCAAGTTAGCGTCTGATTCTAGTAGTCCACCAGTGTCAGCAAATACCATTTCTCCAGCAGTCAACGAAGTAAATGTACCAGTTGAGCCTTCAACATTAGCAAAAACGTGGCTTGCACCAAGGTTGCCTGTTAAGTTTGCTGTTGTACCGTAGAATCCAACAGCATTTGAGTCGCCACTTGAGCTGATGTTACCAGCTGTGATATTGCCTGTAACGTTGGCAAAACCAGCTGTGATCAAATTACCACCTGTGATATTGCCTGTAACGTTGGCTACACCAACTGTGGTCAAGTTGCCACCTTCAATGTTGCCAGTGGCAGTGATAAAGCCGCCTGTGCCCAAGTTGCCAACGTTGGCATTGTTGGTTACGCTTAGTGTGTTGGCATTAATTTGTCCTGATGCATTTGCAGTGACCACTGACAAGGTGTCAGTAGCGTTGTCGTATTCAAAGCCTGCTTCGTCTGTCAACTCACCGCTAGTTGTACTAAACACAACACGACCACTTGTCAGTGCCGAGTCTTTGATGTGTGCTGCCACTAGTGTACCGGTTACGTTGGCATTGCCAACACCTAGTTCTTTGCCTGCTGTGTCAAACGTGAACGCTGAGTCTTCAGCAACTTCGCCACTAGCACCACCAAATACAACATAACCTGTAGTAATTCCAAGATCCAGTGTACCACTTAACTCTAGGTTACCAGTGATGTTTGCGTTGACCACTGTTAATGTGTCAGTGACAGTGTCGTATTCAAAGCCTGCATCGTCTGAGAGTAAACCAGCTGTGCCTGCAAACGTAACACGACCACTTGTCAATGCACTATCTGTGATGTTACCAGCAACCAACGAACCACTTACATTGGCATTGCCAACAGTTAGTACTTCACCTGCTGTGTCGAATACAAATGCTGCATCTTCAGCAAATTCGCCACTTGCACCACCAAATGCAACATAACCTATAGTAAGATCAAGATTCAGTGTACCATCGACTTGCAAGTTGCCACTTAGGTTGGCATTGGTTACTGCTAATGTATCAGTGACAGTGTCGTATTCAAAGCCTAGATCATCTGTTAGTAGACCAGCTGTTGTAGAAAATACAACACGACCACTTGTTAATGCGCTGTCTGTGATGTTACCAGCAACAATAGAGCCACTTACATTGGCATTGCCAACGCCTAGTACCTTACCTGCTGTGTCGAATGTGAATGTTGAGTCTTCAGCAAATTCACCTGTGGCACCACCAAACTGTACGTAGCTGGCTGTTAAGCCAAGATCCAGTGTACCACCAACTTCTAAGTTGCCAGTCACATTGGCATTGGCCACTGTTAATGTGTCAGTGACACTGTCGTATTCAAAGCCTGCTTCATCTGTCAGTTCGCCACCTGTTGTACTAAACACAACACGAGTACTGGTCAATGCACTATCTTTGATGTGAGCCGCTACCAATGTGCCGGTTACGTTGGCATTGCCAACGCCTAGTTCTTTACCTGCTGTATCGAATGTAAACGCTGAGTCTTCAGCAAATTCACCTGTGGCACCACCAAACTGTACATAACCAGTAGTTAAGCCAAGATCTAATGTACCACCAACTTCTAAGTTGCCAGTGATATTTGCGTTGACTACAGTCAGTGTGTTAGTGGCAGTGTCAAATGTTAGGTCGGCATCGTCACTTAGTAGGCCGGCTGTTCCTGCAAAAGTAACACGACCACTTGTTAGTGCGCTGTCTGTGATATTACCAGCAACAATAGAACCACTTACGTTGGCATTGCCAACTGCAAGCTCTGATGTAGCTGAGTTGAAAGTAAACGCTGAGTCTTCAGCAATTTCACCACCTGCACCACCAAACTGTACGTATGTTGAAGTGAGTCCAAGATCCAATGTACCACCAACTATTAAGTTGCCAGTTACATTGGCATTGGTTACTGTTAGCTCATTGGCAACAGTGTCAAATGTTAGGTCAGCATCATCACTTAATAGACCAGCTGCTCCTGCAAATGTAACACGACCACTTGTTAGTGCGCTGTCTGTGATGTTGGCTGCTGAAACTGTTCCAGATAGATTGGCATTACTTGTTGATAGTGTGCTTGTAGCAAGATCGTATGCCAATCCTTGGCTGTCAGACAACAGGCCATCTGTTCCTGCAAAAGTAACACGACCACTTGTCAACGCACTGGCTTTGATGTTGCCAGCTGTAAGTGTGCCAGTTACACTAGCATCACCAGCTGTGCTGATGTTGCCTGCGGCCAAGTTGCCTGTAACGTTGGCTGTCAGTGCAATTTCCATTGTATTACCATTGAACACACTGGCATTGCTGTTGTTTGTAGCAACAATATTGTTACCAGAAACACTGTCTGTGGCAGTGATGTTACCAACGCTGGCATTTCCATCAATAGCAATTGAGTTGCCTTCAAAACCGGCAACAATAACGTTACCAAGTGTACCGCTGTACGCACCGGCTGCTACTGTAGCATCCTTGTAGAAGTACAGTTTGTCATCGCTGTTGTCCATAATCAGCGCAGCCTGTTTGGCGCCGCCTGCTGAATGGTAGTAGTGTAGCTCTAGGCCTCGATCATAGCCGTCGTCTGTGGTTAATACAGCACTGTTGGCACCTGTACCAAGGTTGATAACTGGATCAACAATGGCCACTGTTGTTGTATCAACAATAGTTTGTACGCCGCCAATCTGCAGATTACCTGTGATCTGGACGTCACCGTTGGCTTTGATAATACCAGACAAAGAATCAAGATTTAAGTCGCCAGCAAGTGTTGTAATGGTATTACCGCTGATGTTGACATTGTCAACTGTGGCATTACCATAGAATGTTGTACCGGCAGCGTCGGCTGTAGAAACAACATTGCCATCAACTGTGGTTATAATGTTGCCTGTGCCTGAATCGGCTACCACAACACTGCTGTCACCTTGGGAGATTGTTGTAATTGCGCTGGTAAGTTGACTTTCTAGGTAAGCAACCGTAACCACGTCTTGCTGGCTGGTTGGATCAGCAACGTTACCAACAGTAAGACCGTTGAAGTTGATGTTACCATTGCCTGTTGTATCAAATTTTAAATCAGCGTCTAGAACTGAGTTGGTGATTGTGTCAGCGGTAATTGTAATGCTGGCAATGTTTGCATTGCTTGCAACTACTTCGCCGGTGACAGTCAATGCTGTGCCATTGAATGTCAAGTTAGCACTGTCAACCAGTGCACCGCTTGTTCCAGCCAGTACAACACGACCACTTGTCAGTGAAGATACTGTGGCATTGCCTGCTGTGATCAATCCAGTTACATTGGCGTTACCTGCTGTGGACAATCCAGTTACATTGGCATTGCCTGCGTCAAGGTTACCAGACACATTGGCGTTGCCTGCTGTGAGCAAGCTAGTTACGCTGGCATTGCCTGCGTCAAGGTTACCAGTTACGTTGGCATAGCTACCAACCAAGTTACCATTGAATATAGCAGCATTGCTGTTACCAGTTACTGTACTATTGTTACCATCCAAGTTACCATTGAACGTGGCAGCATTGGCCGTTGTAGAAAATACTGCGTTATTGCCAGCAACTTCACCAAGTGTGGTCAAGTTACCACCGCTTACGTTACCAGTTGCACTGACAATGCCACCTGTGATCAAGTTGCCACCATCCACGTTACCAGTTACGTTGGCATAGCTACCAACCAAGTTACCATTGAAGATACTTGCATTACTGTTACCAGTAACAGTAGACGTTGTACCATCCAAGTTACCATTGAATGTTGTTGCATTGGCGTTGTTTGTGGCAATAATGTTATTGCCGGCAACATCACCCACAGTAGTCAAGTTACCACCGCTTACATTTCCTGTAGCAGTAACAACGCCACCTGTGATCAAGTTGCCACCATCTACGTTACCAGTTACATTGGCATAACTACCAACCAAATTACCATTGAAGATACTTGCATTTGAGTTGCCAGTAACAGTAGATGTTGTACCATCCAAGTTACCATTGAATGTAACAGCATTGGCATTGTTTGTGGCAATAATGTTATTACCAGCAACATCACCCACAGTGGTCAAGTTACCACCGCTTACATTACCTGTAGCAGTAACAACACCACCTGTGACTAAATTGCCACCATCTACGTTGCCAGTTACATTGGCATAGCTACCAACCAAGTTACCATTGAATATTGAAGCATTTGAGTTACCAGTAACAGTAGATGTTGTACCATCCAAGTTACCATTGAATGTAACAGCATTGGCGTTGTTTGTAGCAATAATGTTATTGCCAGCAACGTCACCAACTGTGGTCAAGTTACCACCACTTACATTACCAGTTGCAGTAACAACGCCACCAGTGATCAAGTTGCCACCATCTACGTTGCCGCTTACATTAGCGTAGGTACCAACTAGGTTACCATTGAAAATACTTGCATTACTATTGCCAGTTACTGTTGAACTTGTACCATCTAGGTTGCCGTTAAAGGTAACAGCATTGGCGTTGTTTGTGGCAATGATATTGTTGCCAGTGACATCACCAACTGTGGTCAAGTTACCACCGCTTACGTTGCCTGTGGCATCAATAAGACCTGTTGTTGTCAAGTTACCACCGCTCACGTTGCCAATGGCACTAACTGTACCGTTGGCACTAACGTTACCGCTGGCAGATAAGTCAACAACACCAAAAGTACCTGTTACATTCAGGTTACCAATGTTGGCTGTACCAGTGACATTAGCGTTGGTGGCTTCTAGGTTACCGTTAAAGGTAACAGCATTGGCACTGCCTGAACTAACAATGTATCCAGTGCTGATGTTGCCAGCACTGATGTTGCCAGTGGCGCTGACGTCAAGTGTTGTACCGTCGTAGCCCAGGTTACCAGAAGTAACAAGACCCGATGTTGTTGTATAAAGAACTTTGTCTTGATTAATAGCAGTGACTTGTAAGTTGGCAGTGCTAACTTTGTCACCAGCTGACAAGTTGTTGGCTGATACATTGCCAGTGACAGTCAACAGTGTGCCACTGAATGTCAAGTTTGCGCTGTCTACCAATGCGCCGGCACTGCCAGCCAATAGTACACGGTCTTGTGTTAAGTTTGATGCCTTAAGGTTAGCAGAACTGATGTCTCCGCTGGCTTCTAAGTCCACAGTACCAAGTTTAGTACCGTTGAATGTCAAGTTTGCGCTGTCAACTAATTCGCCGCTTGTGCTGGCGTAGGTAACACGTCCACTTGTTAGTGCTGTTACAAAAGCATTGCCAATGTTGGCTGTTGCAAAACTGGCATTGGCAGTTGTAGTAGCGCCAATGATTACATTGTCCATTGCGCCGCCAGTGATCTTAACGTTAGAAGCAACAACTTGACCTGTGCCATTTGGAGTCAGTTCAATGTTGCCGTTGGCATCAATACTGCCAATTGTGTTATTGGCCAGGCTGATGTTGCCAATGTTGGCTGTACCGTTGAGTACCAGTGCATTGGTTGTGCCATTGAATGTAAATTCGCCGTCTGTGGTAAACTTGCCGTTGGCATCAACAACAATAACGCTGTTGGCGGATAGACCAGTTACAGACAAGTTTGAAATCTTTGTTAGACCTGCGCCATTTGGACTGATGTTGATGTTGCCATCAGTGTCTGTGCTACTGAGTGTGTTGAGTGCTAGCTTTAGGTTGCCGCCTTGCACACTTTTGGCGTAGAAATCACCAGTGGCTGGATCAAAGGTCAAGAAAGTAGTGGTAGAGAGGTACCCGCCAGCACCAGTATAAGGAAGGCGATCAGCAGTCAAACTACTGACAGTTAAATTGGTGGCAATTACGTTGCCACTTGCGGCTGTTAGGTTTAAGTCGTCGCCAGTGCTGGTAACTGAGTTACCAGTCATAGACAAGTTGCCAGCTTTAAATTCGCCAGCTTTGAATGTAGTATAACCGCTGTTGTTGATGCTGCCTGTGCTGCCTGTTGTGGCAGTGGTGCTGAAAACTGCAAATTCGTTGTTTGCTTCGTTCCAAACAATTGCTTGCTTGATGGCGTTGCCACGATTGATCAAGAAACCAACGTCGTTGCTTGGGCTACCAGATAAGCCCGATGCAAGGAGAGTCAGCGGATCAGCAACAGTGGTGTTGGTACTGTCAACGACAGTGGTGTTTCCTGTGACAGTTAGGTTACCCTGAACAGTCAAGTTAGACGCATAAACTAGGTCTGATGAAAGTTGACCACCGGTGATGGTGGTATCTGCAATCTTTGCATAGGTGATCGCTTTGTCAGTGATCTGATTATTTTTAATTCTGGTAACAGCCATGGTAACATCCTCATTTGGTTATATAGAGTATTTAGCCAAAAGGACATTATTGGGGCTGTGTCCAAGAATTTTGAGGTTTGATTAAACTAGATAGAGTTTAAGCACTTTTACAAGGTTTCCGCTGTTAAACCCTGTAAAATAAAACGAGACATTACTGGCCGAGATGTTGGCAGTAACTTCGCCGAGATCGCTGGTTGAGCTAATAGTACTTATAGCAATAGAACAATTTGTGGTGTTTTGTACAAAATTTGTGTCAAACATTGTTGCTTCGCCGCCCAAGGTGGCCTGTATCAGTAGCTTGCCGCTGGTATATTGAGTGACCGGGAATGTTAAAATTGCCACTGGACTAGTGCCAACGCTGGTGCCTGCACCTTGACTGACCACAGTGTCCACACTGGTTGACCCAGTGGCGCTGATTGTAATATCGCCTGTGGTTGCTGTGATGTCAATGCCAGCACCTGCTGTGATACTGGTAACAGAACCGCTAGAAATAGAAGTTACTGTAAAGATCTTGATCATTATAATGTCGGTGGTCTGCGGGATCTCAGTAAACGTGATCTCATCAGCACTAATGTTAAATGCCAGACCTGGAATCTGTGTGACACCGTTGATGGCCACAACACAACCATCGTTGGTTGTTGTTGAATTTAGCGTGAACGTAGTGGTCAACCCATCGGGAGTAATGACCTGAGTGGCAATGTTGGTGGCCAATTCTGCTGCCGACATCCATTGGGCGCCGTCCCAGTATTCCAACTTAGTTGAATCTGTGTTGAAACGAAGTGTCCCAGTGGCTGGGCTAACCGGTCTATCGCCAGCGTTGCCAACAGGAACAATAAAACCATTGGTGGCATCAATCTTAAAGATTCCCGAGCCAGTTGTATCAATGGTGATGTTAGCACCAGTGTTGACAGTGCTGATGGTTGTATCAACCACTGTTAAATTAGCAATGTTGGCATCTTGACCCGGTGCTGATCCTACGCCAAATTGTCCTGTGTACCGTGCGCCTGAAACAAAGATGCTCTTGCCAGTAAAGGTTTGGCTGGGTAAATTGTCACCAATAAAGTGCAATACACCGCTTTGATAGTCAAAGAACCATTCGTCGCTGTTGCCTGCACCTGCTTGAAATAGCTGTGTGCCCGTGGTCTGTGCGGTGGTGCTGCCTGTTGTATCTAAGTAGACTTTAACTAGATAGGTACTGCCAAACTCCACAGGAATCCAGTCAGTTGAACTTGTTTTCCAGGTACGATTTGCTGTGGCTGTGATGTCAGGAGTACATTCAATTGTGTTACTCAAAGAGTCTTTGTAAACTGTTACCTGTGCAGAACTACTACTTGGTATAACAGCCGGGATACTTGAGCTTTCTTGCCATACTTTGTCGCCGCGAAGCATCAACGGGCTGGCAATACTTTCATTGAAGGCCAGTTTATTGGCAGGCGTGTCTGTTTTGGTCAGACCGTAGCCCAACTTCTTCCACAAATAGTCAACCTGTTGATTGGTGCTTATTGTCATGGTCCAATACTCAAGCTGGTTAAACTATCGCCTGCAGCCAGTGCAATAGTGATAAGAATGTTGTTGCCATAGGCATTACTAGCGTTTTCGCTGCCTAGTGTTAGCTTGCAGGCTTTGTTTGTTTGTGTGCTACCAGTAATAACTTTATTTGATGCATCAAAGGCACAGCCATTACTGCCGTTGCCACCTGAACCAGTGTTTACGCCAGGTACACCAGCACCTGCATATTGAACTGTAGCATCTAGCCAGCCGTTCAACGAACTGGCTGCGTCAATTGCTGTTCCAGGGGCCGCAATCCATAGGCCAGAGATCTTGCCCGAATAGGTAACAACAAAGTTAGACATAACAGTTCTGCGGAAAGCCATACGGAAATACTGAGTGCCACCACGTCCTGTGCTTAGATCTGGGCCAACTGGCAGGTATCCAGAACTTAAATTAGTCTGGAAGTGCTGTAGTGTACCAAATCGTACAATAGCTTCTGCTGTTCCAGCAACAACTCTGCTGCCTGTACCCCAGGCATTGCCTGTGTAATAGTTGGTGCTACTGCTGAACACAGGAGTAGCGCCTGATAACCCTGTGTAAATTCTAACGCCGTTGTCAGTAAAGACTGAACCAAGACTTGCGCTTACTGGGATAGCTGTTTCACTAAAGCCAGTTAGACTGTTTTGTACTTGGATGATAGTTGGGAATATAACCGAAGTACTAATTCCGTTAAGATTTTGTAATGTAGCCGCCACTTTGCCTGCGCTGTTTACTGCGCCAGATACGCTGACCGTAACGTTACCTAACGTATAACTGTTGGACGATGTGTTACCTGTGTTTGCCTTTGGTATGCCACTGCTTAGATATGTAGTGGCTCCGTCAATGTTGCTGTAGGTTTTATTTTGGCTACTGCTGATTACGTTGCCAGTGCCTTCCATAACGGTGCTAGCCGCAACTACAAACGGACTTGAACTGCTTAGGTAGCACTGTCCAATCCAATTATAAGCCTTAACGCCCTCTAACTGTACAACACCACCTGTGTTATAATAAGGAATACCGCTGACATAACGCTGTGTACCTGCTGTGTTCTCTGATACTGTTGCTGTGCTGATGTCCAGGGTTGGCACAAGAGTCACTGAGTCCTTGACAAACCCTGCCACTGTGCTGTTACCGCTGGTAGAATGTGATAATTTGTAATCGTTGTATCCATAAGATACTGTACTATTAGATTTACTAACAGAAGCAGTAAAGACTCTGTAGAAATTGCTAGGATAAGTTGATGCATTAACAGCATGAGCATCTCTGCTGTTGGCCACAACTAAACTTGTGTATGTTCCTGCGGCATTGGCTGTAGAGAACGTAACGTTTCCACTGGCAGCACCGTTGACATAGGCGGTGAGTGTGCCGGATAAACCGTTGTATACATCTGTTAGTGAGCCTGTTGAGATTGGATCTGTTGTGGTAAATCGTGTAACTGAATTGCCGCCTGCTGGTACGTTAGCAGAAGTATTATCTGTGGCATTGGCTGCAATGAGTGCAGTAATTCCGCCCGAGATTGATAATGTTTTTGTACTCAGTGCTGCTGGCGCACTAGGAACACTGTTAATAGTAATGTAACTTGTTCTTGTCAGTGTGTTGTCTGATGCACTGGTACTTCTTGAATTGCTGTAGGCCAACAGACTAACTGTTTTACTGCCGGTTGCGCTGTAAGAATGTGTAATATTGCCGCCAGTTGGACCACCTGGATCTGCACTGGCTAAGTTGCCAGAATCTGTAGCATCTCCCCAGGTAAACTTAAAGACGTCAGCATTTATGCTGGTATCCTGGAAGGTAAACACTGAGCGGTCGTTGCCAAGATAGTCAGTGAAGATGTATCCAGACTGAGCAGTATCGCCTGTTCTGTCACTTGTGGTCACTGCGCTGCCAGTGAATCTTGCTGTTGGTGCAGGGTATACAGTGATTGCAGTGGTTGACGAACTAAACGGACTTGACCCATGACCATTGTATACTTTCAACTGAGCATTGTAGGACTGCTGTACTGTTTCAGTTGACAGTGCATAGGTATGAGTAATTGTCTGGCTGGTATCTCCAGCAGTGCCGGATCCAACGTTCACAGAAGTTGTGGTACCATCACCCCAGATCCATTGATAATAGTTGCCAGCGCCAAAGTTAGCGGTACTGCCTGGTGCTGTAATGGTATTATTGGTAAAAGTAACAGTAAGTCCGTTGTTGCCTGCTGTTACGTTGGCACTGAATAATGGTGTATGGGTGCTGTAGACTTTGACTGTCTGGCCAGCACTGGTAATAGTTTGGCTGTTGGTGCTACTGTGAGCATCCAGGGTAATAGTATAACGACTGTCGCCACTGCCGTTGGTGTAGGTATGCGATTTTGCACCACTGCCCGCGCCGCCTGCTACACTGTTAGAAGATATAGTGTCGCTGTTGCCGTCGCCCCAGTGGATCACATAATCTGTAGCATACAGGCTGGTGTTTGTTAGACTTACTGTTGTTCCCGAATCCAATGATGTTTTGTTTAGAGTAAAACTTGGAATTGGTGTAGGTGTTGCAATTGCAATATAATCAGGCTTTGTAACTGTCGCGCTATTGCCTGGGCTTACGCCGGCGCTGTTGCTAGCTGTTAGTCCAACGCTAAACAATCCACCATCTACTTCTGTAAATCTCACTGTGGTATTGGCTGTAGCTACATTACCAGAAATATAAGTGATATTAGCTGAGCCAAAGTCCCAGAGGTATGTATTTGGGTTGCCAACTTTACTGCTGGTAAATGCCACTGTCAGTGGGCTGTTGCCGCTGACAATGTTTGCTGTGAAGTCTACACTGTTTACAAAAGTGTTATTGTAGACATTTAATACCACGGTGTTTAAGTCATCAATGGCATCTGTTACAAAGGTGCCAGTGGTCCACTCTCGGTAGGCTGCATTGGTTACTAGGCTGCTGTCAACTGGTGTACCTAAAGTAATTGCGTTGCCAAGTAGACCAACGTTGGCGCTTAGTGTGCCAAGATTTTGCCAGCTTACATTATTGTTGCCGTCTGACGTTAATACATAATCAGGGTTGCTGCCGTCTATTCTGACATTGGCTGGATCACCAAAATTAACTTCCGTTGAGTTTGAAAAATCAACAGTGCCACCGGTTGAGGTAAAAGAGTTAGCTGATACAACATTCGAATTACTAATATTGCCAGTGTTGACATCAATGTTGTCGGCGTAGACAACATTGGCAGTTAGGTTGCCAGAGATGGCAGCATCACCAGTTACGTCAAATTCTACTGTGGGGTTTAGTGTATTGACGCCAACACGTCGATTGGTTACATCAAAGACCACTAGGTTACCGTCAATCTTCAGGTCAATGCCGTCACGAACAAGGTTATTGCTCAGTGACTGACCGTAGACTCTTCCTAGATTTGATGCTGACATTCTAAATCCCCAATGTTAACTATTTAGTTGAGGACAAATCAGCTAGCTTGCGTCGAGTTTTCGCCTGAAATTAATACAATACGTAGGCTATTTCCGGGTGCTTGACCAAAAGTGATTGTCTCTGTAACTGCATCTATTTCATAATCTTGTAAAGGTTCTTGATAGATACCACCTACAAAAACTTTAATGTCTGCTTCGTATTGGTATCCCTGCGGTAATGTAAATGCAGGGGTAAATGAGCTCAAGGCAAAGGCAGAATCTACCCCGTTAGCTGAGCCCACACTTTTGGCAATTGTTGCCTGTGTTCTTTTAACAAGTCGTCCCATTAGATACTCACGTAACTTACTGTTACTGTAGTTACAGATCCTGTGTCGTCCTTGGCTCGCAAGCTGTCACCGTTCTGAAGAATTAACTTTTCCATATCAATGATATAGGTATCCTTGGCAGCAATTGCAACTTCTTTGTAAACCTGGTTGCTTGCACTAGGCGAACCGCCACTTGGTACTACGCACAAGTCAAACTTTACAATGCCTGATGAAGTATTGCAAAGATAAATGACAGTAGTAGCAGAGTCACCAGTGGAAGTGTAAACTGCGCTGTACGATGTTGTTAATGTTGTGTTCTGGATTGCCATAGTTTCTTTCTCAAAATATAATGCTATAGATAATAGCTTTTTTCTTACTTATTAGTTCAGCGGTCTCAACAGCATTTGTGTACCAAATGCCTGTGCCTGACAGACCTACTGGTTGTGCGTAAATTTCTAGTTCATTTGCAGTGCCTAAGCCAACCACTAGGCTTCCAGCTGTCTGCAGATTGCCGCCTGTTATGTTGCCAGTTGTGTCAATGGCACCGTTGATATTGATATTACCTGCACCTTCTACATTTTTATTGTTGAGGTCTAGGTTAGCGCCTAACTCGGGACTTGTATCATCCACAACTGCTGTTAAGTAGCCGCCGCCACCAGCGGATGTGGTAATTTGTGAAAAATTGCCATCTTCGTCGCTGATTTCCCAAATTTTAAGTGTTTCGTTCCAGCGTAATGTGGCTTTAGCAGAAGAATCACCACGGGCAACTTCAATGCCGCTGTAAGGGTTTGGTCCAGTTACACCCGGACCCGTTTCACCTTTGTTCAAGGTAATCACTCGATCAGTGATGTCTGTATTTGTAGTGTTTACAGAAGTGGTTGTACCATTAATGGCTAAGTTGCCAGCAACCGTTAGATTTGTCTCAACGAAAACTGTATTGTTTGCGCTAAGGGTGATGTTACCACTGGATTTAATCATTTTGCTCATAGCTGTTTCCGCACCTTATATGTTATTTATACGCAAACTAAAGTCAAAAAAATAGAGTGGAAGTTTTTCAACCTCCACCCTATCAAAGTTCACTAACTGTAGATTAGTTAAATGTATTATAGCTGTGATTCATGAATCACGCAACAGGTAATGTTACCTATTAAGCGTTGTCAATCTTCACATTGTAGCCAGTCTGCAATGCTGTGGCAGCAGGTGCGGCTGTGAATGTCCAAGGCACGCTAGCACCTGAGTCAAATTCCCAAGGACCGCCGCCACTCTGTACCACAGTTGCTTTACGACCAGCAATCTTGGCTAGACGATATGTACCACCACCGCTGTCAACAGCGTTGATGTCTACTTCATTGTCAGCATTTGCGTTTGCGTCTGTTACCAGTTTAGCACTGCGTACAATGCCGTTTGCGCCAACTATCTTGTAGCTTTTGCCGTTGGTTTGACGAATAATGTCAACAACTTCACGACCGCCATCTACCCAACCGTAGGCAATGATAGCATTTTCTTGGTTACCTGCGGCATTCATACCGTTAGTAACACCGCTGTCTGTTGTAAGCACCGATGTGCCTGCGGCTGCGCCACCGCTGAATGTTGGAGCGGCATCAGCTACGTTAACATAACCAGAACCAGCTTCGTCAATCACAACACCGCTAACACCAAAAGTAACTGTTGCGGCTGCGCCTGTACCAGTACCGCCTGTGAAGCTAGCTGGGTTACTTGGCATCGCTGTATAATCGCCTTGAACTGCAACTGTACCAAATGAGTATAGGCCCCAGTTTGACCCAGTGAAACTTAATATTAGACCATTACCGTTAGTATCACCTGCTGGAGAAACTTTAGCTGTTGTTGTAGCTGTAAAACCACCAACTCCGCCTTGCATCGTTGTTGGAAATGCGCCTGTACCTGTCCAGACACCGTGCTGTTCAACTACGATACTAGTTGCAGTGCTTCCGCTGACTGCTGTAATACGAACACGCAACGGTGTTGATAAGTTAGCGTGTGTGAATGTAACCTTGTCACCATCAGATCCACTGTTTATATCATACAATGTACCACCGTTAGTAATACCCGGTGTACCTAATGTTACAATGGCTGCTACTGGGAATGTGGCTGCTGAAGTTTTTGTACCGCCTGCTACTGTCAGTACATCACCTACCTGGTAACCAGTACCGTTGCTGGTAGTGGCCGCTGATAGTGCGTTGCCGTGTACTGTACCTGTGGTCTGAACACCACCTGGTAGTGTTGGGGTGCTGAAAGATACTGTTGGCAAACCAGCGGTGTATGCACCCACTGTGTTGATTGTTACACTGCCTACACCTTCACCACCAATCTTGTCGTCAGCGAAGTTTTGTCCACCACCGCTGCCTGCTTCGTTTCCACCGGTACCAATGTTACGGTTACCGAAATATTTTTTGTTTAATGGGCGTCCCATTTGTTTCTCCTGTTATGACGTTCTAGGTCTACGCAGAGGGAATCACTGCATAAGTTTCTATGAACAATGTTATTTATCAGCTTTACAGTACTTGCTGGCCTTGATGAAAGTGATGCATACGTTCTGCAAGTCCCAGCTTGCCACCGTTGATGATTTTAGTCATCTTGACAATGTCGCCGGCATCTGCCACAGCATTCAGCTTGTTCTTGTGCCAGAACCAACAGGCGCTGTAGATAGCATGTGACTTCTGTAGCACCTGATCAGGGTCTGTGACCATACGATCATCATGATAAACATCGTGACTAAACTGTGTGTAGTTGCTTTTGCCTGTGAGCTGAATAAGCCCGCGACCACGGAACTTCCAGCCTTCGCCTGAATGTTCGTCACCGTTGCCCATGCGACTTGAGTAGACTTTGTTGGCAATACGCTCGGGGTTACGATTGTAAGGCTGTGCAGCCGCTACGGTAGGAAAACGCTTGGGCCACACACCATGCAGTCCTGCGGCACTGTAGTTTAAGTTTTCTTGTAGGATCTTAAATCCTGCGCTTTCGTGAGCGCACTGTGCAACAAATGCCGCAACACGGTTCTTGGTGGTAATTTCAAAGTCTGGCAGTACTTGCTCCAGAAAGTGATGCCACTCGGCTACTTCTTTGTTCTTGGGCAACATGACCTGTAGTGCTGCCGGGGTAAATTTGCAACTAAATGACATTGCTTGATTCTCCTAGTTAAGCCTTTGTGCTTATCTTAATATTTATGAATTTTTAGTCAACAAAAAAGGGACATTTCTGTCCCTTTTTCGCCCTTCCCATCCCTGAGTTGGATTTTTAGATTAGCTGAATGCCAAGTTGGAAACAGCGATCGAACCCAAGTAGTCACCAGCATTGCCAAGTGACGATGCAGTGTTAGTAAGTTCAACATAACCATAACGTGTCATGAAGCTTACGACTGGTTCGAAAGTGCTTGGATCAAGCACAACGCCAGAGCTCATCAAAGGAATATATGGGCAGTAGAACGCGGCTGCATCAGCTTCGCTAGAACCCTTATAACCAACTAGAACAACCTGGTTGTCGCCAGCATAGCTGTCAACATAAACACGCATAGCGCCATTCAATGTACCAACAAACTTGGTGTTTGTAGGAGCTTCAAATGTACCTTCTGTAGTGCGAGCAAAAGCAGAAGTTGTAGCTGACTGAAGAACTGTAAGTGCAGTTGGGGAAACAACGCACCAGTTACCAGCACCACGACGTGTACGCTGAGCGATCTTGTTAGATACACGGTTGATCAGAACTGCCAATGCGGCGTGCTCGTCACCAACGAATGTAGCTGTACCAGATACAGCGGACTGGTCAAATGTCTCTTCTGTAGAGCTTAGGCTGCGAAGTGAACCAAGGATTTCCTGGTCAATTTCAACAGTAATCTCTTGTGCAAGAGCTGCCATGATTTCTGCTTCAACGTCAATACCATGCATGGCTTGTGCGTCTTGAGCAGCTTCAAATGTCCAGCGAGCTGACAACTTACGTGTCTTGGCTTCTACTGGTTGTTTCATGATCTGCACATTGATCTTACGACCAGCAACACCTTCATAGTTAGGTGTTGTGTCAGCCTTACCAGTAGACAAGCTACCAGAATAAGCTGTTGCGATCTTGAATGGGCTCAGTGCTTCGTCGCCAGGCAGAATGTCTGTGTCGAATGGTGAACCGGCGCTGCTGTTGGCAGCTTCTGCGTAACGAACACGCAGAGTGTGGATTTGACCAACTGGGCCAGTCATTGGCTGAACGCCGATGATTTCATTGGCAATAACAGTTGGCATTACACGACGGATTACTGGAAGAATAACGCGATTCAGTGAAGCAACGTTGCCTGCGGCAGTTGCACCAGCTGTTGCTGATTCTTTCAAGTGGCGGCGTGTGTTTTCCAAAATTACCGACATGGAATTACGCTTAGAACCTTGCAAGCCTTCGAGCAGGGCATCCTTTGTCTCATCCCAGCGGCTTTCTAAAAGTGCTGTAGTCATTTGTGATTTCTCCTAAAAATCTATATTTTTACTTTAGCCCTGCTAAACGCTTGATGTCAATGATGTTACTTTTATCATCGGCTTCGTATGCTTTAGCAGCCTTTTTATCGCCAGTTACTGCAACACCTTCGCTTAATACCTTTTTAGGGGCGGCAACGGTATCGTTGTTCAGTACGCTTGGCAAATACTTTTCGAATGCAGACTTCAAACGATCTGTCTGCACATTTTCTAGCAATGTGCTCATGACATTCTGCTTGTCCTTGTTTAAGGGGTTCATCAGTTCTGACATGATTTTAGCACGAGTGCTACGTTCGTTGATGGACTTTAATTCTTTGTCCTTGCTTTCTACCAGCTTAACGGCCTTGTGAACCTGATTGGCTGCTTCTGCAATTACCTTGTCCTTCTTCTTGATTGAAAGCATCAGCTTACGAATTTCTGCATTCTCATTTAAGTGAGTTGTAGTGAATTCGCTTGCAAAGGCTTCAAAAATCTTACGTCCAAATGCGTTTTTACGGGCACTGTTGATGTCCTCACGCAACTGTGTAAGTTCAGCTCTTAACTGTTTAGCAATGGCTTCTTGCACCAGCTTGCTACTACGTGCGACGAATTTAGATTTCATTTCGTCTAACTTAGCATTGGCATTGGCAATTAGCTTTACCTTGGTCTCCACCAAGTCACGCTTGTCTGTCTGGAACTCTACGAGTTCTTCAGCTAGGGCCTTCATTACAAAGGATTCTAACTTGGCAGCAGCGGCTTTGTGTTGGCTACGGTCGCTACGGAATTCTTGAATTTCCTCAGCTAACTTGGTAGTCATAAATTCCGAAAACTTTGCGCCTGTTTGATTCATCTTCTTGGCAAAACGTACACGGTCCTCTGAGAGGGCTTTCTTTTCTGCAACAAGTTGTTCTACTTGTGCGCTTAGTGATTCGGAGACCATTTTATCAAGAGCCTCAACCATTAAATTTTTGTCGTGCTCGTAACGACCGGCAAATTCTTCACGAATCTCGCCACGGATCTGCTCACGGGCCTCATTCAGCTTGGTTTCCCAGGCTTCTGAGAGAGCAGTACGTGTCTCATCGTTAAGAAGACCGCCTTCGAGCAATGGTTTGAGAGCTTCTAGCATCTTTTTGTCTCCTAGAGTTTAAGTTCTTTGATAAGTCTCGTTACTTGATCTTTGAGATATTTTTGTACTTTAGCATCTTCGCCGTTTCTGGCATTTTCAAAAATCCTATGTCCATGTTTCATGTTCATAAGTCCTTCATAAATTGCCTTAGGGTAGGCATTAGGTGCTGATGGTTGTGCTACCACATCCACAGTAATGATTTCAAAGTCGCTAACGTGTCCACTGGACTCGCTAACATTTCCGCTTCCGCGGCTTGAAACGCCTAGCTTAACTCCGCTTTCCAGCATACACTTAACTAGGTTCCCCATTGGGGTTGGCAACATTTTCAACTTGCCATAGCCGTTTGGGCCATCCATCCACATTTCTGTGATCATATGGCTTACACGATCTAAATTAATCTTAAGGTCATCCGGGTGATCTACTTCACCTAACACACTGTATCCACCAGACACTTGTTCCATGATTGTTTTCACAGCCTTGGAAATTTCATGTACTGGGTAAACTCGTCCGTTAGCGTTTTCTAAACCACCCTGGATGCATATACCTTTTAAGAAGAGATCCTTTCCGTCATTGGCTGTCTCTGTCAGGAGTTTCGCCTGGTCAAAGGAAAGATTTTCTCTAAGATACGAAGCCATTAAAAGGATCCCTTACTTTGCAAGTGGGCTTTTCTTGTTAATGCCGCCATCTTCGCCACTTGTTTTTGGCTTAGGGGCTGCACTAAGGTCTTTCTTACCACCAGCAGTATTCTGTACTTTACCGATCAAAGGCTTTGTGCCAGGAGCACTACGACCCTTTTCTTCTGCGCTGCCTTTAGCAATATTTGCTGTGGTGCCGCCCATGTCGTTCTTACCAGTAATCTGTGTACTTCTCTTGTTAACGCTACCTTCTTCGCTGTTAGCGGGTGCCTTAACTTTTTCTACGTATTCACGGACAAAACCTTCAGGCATTTCATCGCCTTCTTCATCGCCCATGTCGTCCATGCCTTCTTCGTCACCAAAGTCTGCATCGTCTTCACCTGGCTCTTCGTCCATTAGCTTGGCAAACTCAGCTTTGAGTTCGTCAAGTGCGTCTTCAAGATCAACAACGCGATCTTCAATTTCGCCTTCTTCGCCATCAACGCCGAACTCGTCGCCGCCCATGTCGTCCATGTCATCGCCACCGTGCATGTCTGGCTCGCCTAATTCGTCGCCATCAGCCATTTCTGGCTCCATGTCGTCTTCAGCTACTCCAGCCTGCTCGTCAGCTGCAATTTCGTCCATCATGGAATTGGCTTTATCGCCACCCATGCCTTCTTCCATATCGTCAAACGATTCGTCAAGGTCTTCGTCCTTGGTTTCATCAAGTTCTTCGTCAAGAGACTCATAAATCTCTTTGCTCTTTTCCACAACGATTTCGTGGAACAGGTTACGAGCAGCTTGCTCGTCTTCGTTAATGATCAGCTCGATCAGCTTTTCAAATTTCTGTGACATAAAGATTCTCCTTCTAGGGCTTCGTGTTATTATTTACATAATGTGACACTATTACACCGTCTTAGCCCTCAAAACGGCGTATTTTTCTAAATTTGTAGGAATTTTAGACCGCAGGAGCCGCGGCGGCAGCTTTGTACTGCTTTTGGATGTCTTTGATGCGGTCCTGTTGTTCAAACTTACGGACGTCGTGCATCATACGCAGACGATTGATCTGCATGAGTGTTAACTTGGTTTTACGCAAGTCTTTGAGCTTTAGGGTAGTCTGATCTTCCTTAGCATCATAGTAGCCGTCTTGGTACTTTTCGTTGCCAGGGCCAAACATTTCGTTTAGTATCATAACTCTATTTACCCAATTTTATTATATTTGTGGGGGTGCGGCAGGTGTAGCCATAGAAGCACCAGGTGCTCCGCCACCAGCATCCAATGCGCCAGGGGTGCCGGCAGCACCTTCGCCTTCGGCAGCATCAGGTGTAACATTGGTCAAGTCAGTTTCAATACCGCCCGGTGTAATACCAACACTGCGTAGGTTGGCATTGTCCATGGCATCTTCCTGTGGCTCTTGATTCTCTTCACGCCACAGCTCGTCATTTTCCAGCATTTCTTCTTCACTCATGCCTAGGTAACGCTTCATCAAGAAACGCTTGCTGAAGTAAGGGAAAGCTTCTAGGCTGGTAAATGTAGTGATCTTGCTGGTATCGAGCTCTGCCTGGCGATAGTGTGCAAAGTTCTGCGGCTCGTTAAAGCGCAGTTCAAACATACTGTTGTCAATGTTGATGCCACGCCACTTCATGAACATCTTAAACTCTTGGTCCAAGCTGTGTCCAATCAGTTTCTGCAGGCGTTTGCAGTACTCATTGAAGCGGTATTCTTGTATTAATGCTGTGCCTACTTTACCGTCATTGAAGGTACTTGTGCCGTCTTCTGGGCCTGTAGGCAGGTAGCTACTGGGGATACGCAGGCCGCGCATCATCTTGTTGGTAAAGAACTTTAAGTCGTCAATTTCGCCTAGATTGGCACCGCCTGGCAGTACTTCAACGCTAGATCCACGGCCTTCTGCTGTCTGCGGAAAGAAGAAGTCTTCGTTGATACTCAGCGGGTTGTATGTGCTGTCCATGAAGCTTTGTCCACCACTTTGTGTGGGGATTCTACGTTGGTGAATTTCGTTTTTAATACGATCAACAAAGGCCATAGCAAGGTGGCTAGGCATGTTGCCAACGTCAATCTTGAACATTCTGCGCTCTGGCGCACGTTGTACACGATAGATAATGATGGCATCTTCCAGCAGTTCTTTCTGCTTGTAGACTTTAAAGATCAACTCTAAAATACTACTGCCAAAGGGCCAGTTGGCATCTAGGCCTTCTGTCAGACTCATGTGTCTAATGTGTGCGGCATCAATGGCGTGTTCGTTTAATGCTTGATTAAAACGCCCACCTGATCCATAGGGATTGTTGGGTGCATTGTAGGCTGCGGCACCATAGCCTGCTGTGTTGGGCTGTGTGTGATACAGGTTATCTGCTGTGACCTGTGTGGCTGTTAGGTTTTCAAAGTTGGGGTTAAGGTTACGCAACACATACTGCTCAGGCTTTTTACCTTCGCTTTCGTTGACAATAATCTTAACAACGTTGCTCATGTCTGTCCAGAACAGTTTGAAGTTCTGTGGGTCACGAATGAATACTTGATCGCCGTACTTGAGTGCATTGCGGAACATTTTAAATGATCTCTTGTCCCACTCGTTGAGCTCGTTCCAGGCCTGCAACTGCTTTTTAATAATGTTTAATTCAGTTTCAGTGGGCTTTTCACGGAAGAACAAGTCAAATGCTGTGTTGTTCTCTTCGTTGCTTTGAGTGCAGAACTCCGCTAGAATATCCAAGGCAGCGTTAACTTCACTGTCCTGATCCATGGCTTCGTACTGATTGTAACGCTCAACGCGATTGGGATGACCCATGTAGACTTCTGGCAATAGATTGCCAAAGTTGCTTCTACTTGCACCAAATCCTGTGTCAGCCGTAGCAGTAGTGCTGCCGCTGATGGGACTCAAAGATCCTGCGGTGTTTACTACTCTAAAATACTTTTTCCAAGCCATCGTGTATATTTCCCGGGTACAGTGTATTTAACTTAATTTACAGCGCGATGTATTTTCGTGCTAACATCAACATTCTTCTTCATTTGGTTGACCATTTCTGACAGCATGTCAGTCATTTCTTTGTTAGATCCCATGCTTTTTGGCAGTTCTTTGAGTGTGCTGTTCAAGCTGTCTAATGTCTTGCTCAACACCAGTGCTGGATCTGCGGCTTTGCCTGCACCCGAGGCTGCTGGGTCAGCGGGCATTGAAATTTGTGATGCAGGGTCTTTGGCACCGGACGGAAGTCCTGCTTTACCAAACATGTCGTTGACAAACTGCGATGCATTGCCGCCCATCATGCTGGACAATGCTTTGCCAAAATCCTTGTCCAGCATCTTGCCTGCGTTTGCATTTGGAGCAAAGCTCTTGCCTAGAGTAGACTGTGCTTTTTGCAGTCTTTCAGCAACATAAGGTCCCATTACCTGTGACAGTTTTGCCATGCCTTCTGGATCTGTGGGTACCACAATTTCTTTGCCGTGTAGCACAACTGGATAGCCGCTGTCTGGACCTTCAAACATGCCGCCTTCTTTGGCCATTAGTGAGCCACCTTCGTGCTTGGATGCACTGAAGTGCATGGCATCCTTGCGACTCTTCCAGGCGCCGCCCCAACCCAGTCCCATAGCAGATGCTGTGCCCTGAATGCCTGCCGGCATGTCTGTGACTAGCTCGCTTTCACTCAAGGGATTAGTAGCAGGGTTAATGTCAATGGCGCCACCCTTGGCGTGTACACTCTTGACACCTGGGCGTCCACGAACGTCACGATCAACATAGCCGCCAAGGCTTTGAATTGGGTAACCAATGCCATCCAGATAGTCAATTAAACGCTGGAACGCAGGCTGTGCATCAGCGGCAACTGCTGTACTCTTGCCACTCTTGCTTCTAATTGTTGCCAACTGAGGCTTGCTACCTCCACCGCCTTGTGCTTGTTCGTCACCTGCGCCTGGGGGAGGAGGAGTTTGCCCACCACCGCCCGACGTCATACTTGCACCTACACTACCTGCGGCAGCACCACCTGCGGCAGCCGCTTTGGCGGTGGCTGCCGGCATTGCATTGCCTTGTGTGCCAAATGTAGAGCCAGCAAACCCAGCCTGGGCAGCAGCCATTCGCTCATCTCGAGACTTTTGTCGTAGTTCTGCTTCTTTTTGTGCTACTTCTTCATCTTTGGCAATTTCTTCTTTACTACGAATTAGTCCTGCAAATCGTGCCGCATCACCAAAAGCACTGTCGCTGATAAACTTTTCAATTATCTTTGGTATTCTTGCAAAGAAGTCGCCTATGTTTTCTAACCCATTCATAAGAGCAGTCCAGCCAACTTTAAATCCTTTCCAAATTGGGTCGAGCGTGTTTAGAATATTTGAAACAGTAACCCCGATAACTTTTATTTGGTCAGTGAATGCTCCCCAAATCTGCTTCATGCCTTCACCGATAGTGCTTAGGTCCCCGGTTAAGATACCTTTAACAACTTTAACCAATCCGCCTAGCAGTTCAACAAAAGGTACAAAGCTGTCTATCAGTAGGTTAGCAATGGGCTTGACCACTGGCATAATAATGTCTAGCACAGTCTTTACAACTTTTTCAACAATGCCGTAGAAAGCCATAAACACATCAGCCAGGTCGTTGATGATAGGACCAATCAACGGTCCTGCTACACGGATAGTGGCTGCAATACGTTCAAACAGTGGTTGTAGATATTCTACAAAAATTTCGTTGATGTCTGCTAGAATTTCTTTGCCAAATGCAATGGACTTAGTACCAATGCCTTTGAAGTCAATGCCTTCCATGATATCTTTAAAGAAGTCCCTAGCTGTCACAAACGCCAGTTTGCCTGATTCTACCAGCCCGCCGCCTAGGGTTTTAAGTCCAGGGCCAAGTTCAGTTAACGCAGTGCTAAACATTTCTTTACTGTTAGAAAATATACCTTCAAAGTTAATGCCAAAGCTCTTGAGTGTCTTGTTTAAATCAAAGTTTTTCAAGGTATCAACAATAGCACCCATGTCAATACCCATGTCTTTGAGGTTGTCAGATACTACTTGTCCTGCGCTCTGTAGTTGTCCTCCAACTTTTTTAGCATTGCCGTCAAGATCACCAAACAATGCGCCAAAGTTAAGGCCTGATATAAAGTTAACAAACTTAGTCAATCCACCTGCAATAAATGTAATCGCAGGTGTAATAAACTTAACCAATGGCTGGATAACTTGATTCATTAATACATCTTTGAGATTACGCATTGTTGAATCAAAGTCGTCTAGGCCACCTTTAACATCATCACGAGCACCTTGTTCTGCACGAGCAGCCGCTTGGTCTTCTGCTAATTTTTCTTCATGGAATTTGCCGTCTTTATCCATGTACTTGTAAACACCTTTTGCAGAATCAGTTAGCATGTTACCAAGTGTGTTACCTAACCCAGGAAGTCCAGCGGCGCCGGCATAGATGGCAGTCTCGTTGTCCTTGGCTGCTTTAGCCAAGGCTGCTGAACCTTTTCGACTATTACTGTCAAGTGTTTTACCATAGTCTTCAGTTTTAACACCAACATCCTGGGCTTTGTCAACGTTGTCTTTCATTGCACTAATAAACCCAGGCGCGGCTGCTTCAAGAGCTCTCTGTTCATCTGTTAGTGCTGGCATACCCATTGCTAAACGTTTAACTGCGTTTGCACCAGCATCGCCAAACTCGCTTTGAGCACGAGCCATAGCTTTGTTGAGTTTTTCTTTTTCGTTTGCATCCATCTGGCTTAGTTTCAGCTGGAAGGCTGCGTCTTGTGTTTTCTTAGCTAGTGCATCTGCTTGTGCTTTGTTTGAAACACCTGTGAGTTTAGCAGTAACGTCAAATTCTTTTGTTAACGAAACTGCACTTTTAGCCATGTCTGCCATGGATAAATTGTTGACTCTGGCACCCTGAGCCTGTAGAGCCATCATGCCAGGCAATTCATCGTTGACTTGCTTTAGGCTAATGCCCATGCCTTGCAATTCTGCGCCGTAGCCTGTGCGGATTGTCTTACTTAAATTAGCAAACTGTGTGGCACCCTGTGTCATTGTGCCGCCAAACTTGGCAATATTATCTTTGTTTTCTGTGATAATACCTGTAAACTCTTTGAGGCTTAGCCCAGTAGAAGTAGCCGCTGCCTGCATTTGCATGAGGTTGTTGTTGAAACTCATGCCCGACTTTGATAGTTCGAACTGTGTTTCTCTTAATTCTTCAAACTTTGCAAACACCGCACTAATAATGCCAATGCCCATGCTGAGGGCACCGCCAAACAAAGGAATCGCTTTGGCTGCATCACCAACAGCTCCTGTAAACCCACTGATCGTAGCTGGAGAATCTCCGTAGATCTGGCCAGCTAAGTCTGCACCCAGCGACAGTACACCGTCAGCAAATCCACTGATTATTTTGGCAGCAGAGCCAACACCACTGGCTAGAGTGCCAATGCCGCCGGCCAATAAACCAACAGCACCGTTGGCAAAACCCAGTGTGGCCCCTAGTCCGTAGGCAACTTTGCCCATACCTGCCAGTGCAGTGTTTGCTAGGCTTGATTTTTTGGCAGCATCTTTTAATTCATCACCAAACTCGCCGGCTGCGCCTGCGGCACTGCCCATGGCAGCATCAGCGGCTTTTGCACCCTTGGTGTCCGGTGCTGGCGCTGTTTTGGTTTTGTCTTTGCCACCCTTGCCACCGCCAGACCCAATTTGTTTCTTCATCCCCAGCAAGATGTCAATGATCTCGCGTAGGCTGGTTTCCGTGGCCGCATTGACTAACTCTGCGCCATTTAGGTCAACACCTTGGGTTTTGATTGTTACTGATGCCATTTAGTTTTCGCCATTATATATGCAGATAAATATCTACGCTACATATATTTATGGAGACAAAAATATGGCTGATACCAATCCACTAAACAGTTTTTTTCGAAAAAGCAAATTTAACATCGATCTGCCCAGTCGCGGACGATGGTACCCAAAAACCGCACTGGCACCCACAGTAGTCAACGGTTCAGTTGCGGTATTCCCAATGACTGCTGCTGATGAAGCCAAGTTTAAAATTGGAGATGCTACCTTAACAGGCGCCGGCATTTTTGATCTTGTTCGCAGTTGTATTCCAGACATTCGCCAGCCCGAACTGGCACCAATGGCTGACCTAGATGCAATACTGCTGGCTATTCGTAGAGCCAGCTATGGCGATAACATGAAGTTTAACGTCAAGGTGCCCAACACATCGTTGATGAGAGAAATTACTCTTAACCTGTCTACCATGGCTTCGGAGAGCTTTGGCAGCGAAGCAGACTGGGACGACACCTTGGAAATCACAGATGAAGACACAGGCAAAGTATTAACTGTAAAAGTTAAACCTATTAACTTAAAGACCTTGTTTGGACACAGTAAAACACTGGTACGAGTACAGCAGATGTCTGTTAAGATGGCTGAAGCAGACGACATTGCCGATGATGCCAAGCTAGAGTCCTTGACTGAAAACATTCAAAATCTAAGCCAGGTAAACATCACCATGGTTGCAGACAGCATCGAAAGTCTCGAAACAGAAGATTTCAGCACACGCAATCCTGCAGATGTACGCAACTTGTTGGGACAAATTGATGTGGCCTACTTCAACGAGATGCAGAAGCACATTGACAATCAACGCAAGAAGATTGGCATGCAGGACACAGTGATTACCAGTACACCAGAAGAAATTGAAGCTGGTGCTCCAGAGTCATGGGTGGCAGAGATCAACTTTACCACTGCTGAATTCTTCAAATAAAGGCGGTTTACAATGAGCGACAATCCACTAAAGGCCTACTTTCGTAGACCAGAAGTCTATACACAACTACCCGGTGGCGGCGCTTTTTGGCCAGAGGGCACCATTGAGATTCCAGTCAGCGGAGAACTAGCAGTGTACCCTATGACTGCCGCAGATGAAATCAGTCTACGCACACCAGATGCATTGATGAACGGACATGCCATTGTTAGCCTGCTGGAAAGTTGTATTCCCAGCATCAAGGACGCTTGGCAAACACCCTTGTCTGACATTGATGCACTGTTGATTGCATCACGCATTGCCAGTGTAGGTGCTGACCTAGAGCTCAGTACCAAATGCCCCAACTGCGATCACAGCAATGAATTTATTGTGGACCTGCGTACTCGACTAGATTTGATTCAACCTGGTTCATGGCATGAGCCTGTTGAAATTCGTGATCTTACATTTCACTTTAGACCCTTGACCTTCAAGCAAAGCAACGATTTAAACAATCGTATCTATGCCGCACAACGCACAATGCAACAGATACAAGGCATTGAAGATGAAGATCAAAAAGAACAAGTGAACAAGAGCATCCTGGACAACGTCTCACAGATCAACTCAGACACATTGATTTGTTCTATCTCTGCCATTGAAGTAGCCGGCAACACTGTGCGTGATCCTGATCACATACGTGAGTTCATTGACAACTGCGATCACAAGTTATCCTCTGCCATCAAGAAGGCCTTTGATGATCTACAGAAAAGCACCAAAGCTGAAGATGTTCACTTGGAATGTGAGGAATGCAGTTACAAGTTCAAAGTTCCGTTCTCACTGGATTACGGAAGTTTTTTCGTCTAAGGCTCTTGAACCTGGACGCCGATAGAGTCCAAGAGCTGTTAAAGACCATGGAAAAAGAAGTGGCGAATATCAAAAGTGATCTGCTCAAGATGACTTGGTACATGCGTGGTGGACTCAGCTACGAAGAAGCTATGAACCTCAGTCAAAGCGAAAGAAGTATTGTTGGTGACATCATCAAAGAGAATTTAGAAACAACTAAAAAATCAAGACTTCCTTTTTTCTAAGCAACTTTTATTACTGTCCTTCTAAGACTTACTGCGTAAGTCTGTTTCTTTCGCTTACGCTCAGAAACTTTTTTTCTATCTTTAACTATAACGCTTGTGCGATAGTTTCATCTAGATTCAGTCACAATTCACCCGTTGCCGGGCAAATCATGACAAGAGCTTCATCTGAGTTCTTTTATCACACTGTGTTAAATGAGATTGCTGTTACAGCACGGAAGCGGTTAGCCGGTACTCCCTACTCAAGATTCGATCCAACGGATGCTATGTAATGCCCTAACAAGCGAACTTTACATAACCCTAGGTTGCTTTTTCTCAGAGCCTAGATCTTTTGACACCTTAGGTTAGTGTCTTTCCCTGCAACACCCAAGCGTCTGACGGCACAGCACAACCTGTACAACCTCAATGGGAGTCGAGCAGCCTCGACCAAACAACGTTGCTATGATTAATTACTTGCAGAGGTCTTTGACGACGTCTGCGTTTAGTTCAAAAAATGTATCAAAGTCCATGAAGATCCATGAGCCTTGTTTAACAGTTTCGTACTGTACTGACTTTTCTATTTTGATTTGTGGGAGATGTTTGACTTCAAATGCTACAAAGGTGCCTTTGCGATTAAACTTCATGAACAGTAGATTAAAGTCTCCAGGATCTGCAACGTCCATGCATTGCTCAATCCATGATTCTAAAATTTTAACTTGTCCTTGAAATAACTGATGAAACGGAAAGTCTTTATATGATTTACATTCGGCATTTAACTTTGGGAAACTTTGTCCTGGAACTATGTCGCCCTTGAAGTTGCGAATTTGGCCTTCGTGGAGAAATTGTTTACGAGCCTGGTTTTTGCCACCCACATAAGCACCCGAACCTGGAGCTCGGATAAACTTTTCGCCGTAGAGATTGGTTAAAAAGTCAGCAACCTGACGTTCGTAACTGTTTCCTTTGGCTTTACTGGGACTGGGCATGTGTAGTAGTTATCTGCGCTCTGAGGAGTTGTAATATTTTTCAAAAAGATGCATTGGTGGTGCCATAAGAGGTGAATTTTAACATAGTTCTTCTTCGCTTTTCCATTGATTAGTGAAGTTTGTTTGTTTTTTTACTGCCGCACAAGTGCTTTGACATATAGAATGTGGCTTGGTAGCCCAGGATTTTTTAATATCATCAAACTGATCAAGCGTTGCCCCGTTTGGATAGCCTAGCCAACAGCAAGGATGTAACACACCCTTGGCAGAAAGGTACACACTGGATTCTTTTAAAGCCTGACACTCGATGTTTCCTTGTGCAATGCTGTTGACATAACCGCGTGGAGGATGTAAAAATTCCACAGGGTATGTGTTAAAGCGTCTACTAACTTTAACACGAAACCAACGGAAACACAACCTGCGAGCTAGATCTCTACAATCTTTTACTTGATGTTCGTTGTGTTCGTAGACCAACATTTCCCAGTGAGCACGGCCGCCTGCACGTATAAATGCTTCGGCGTTTTCCATGATCTTAGACCAGATGGTGTTAACTCTGTAGATGTGATTGGTATCTTCCAGTCCATCGAGACTCCAGATAACATAGTCGCGTTCTTGATTTAATAGCCCTGCAAGTTCTTGCCACCAGCCGATGTTACGCAGGCTACCATTGGTGTTCATACCCAGCGTGATAGCAGGATTTACCTGCCGGAAGTAACGAAAGATTTCTAGTGTGTGCTGTCCTGCGGCAGGATCGCCATAGTCGCCACACATGAACATCTTGTCTAGGCCACGGATAGCTTCGTCGCTAAAGTGTCTTTGAACTTGTGCTAGTGTCAAATGATCTAGCTTGGTCTTATCAAAGGCAGGATCTTGTTCGCGGGCACACTGAGGACAGGCTGCATTGCAGGCTGTAGTTGGCTCAATGTGAAGAACCTTGATCATAGTTTGCTTATTTCAACACCGGAGTTTTCAAGGAAGCGGACTCCCGAATCATCTCTATAGTTTTCACTATAGAATACACGACTAATGCCTGACTGATGAATGAGCTTGGCACACTCGATACAAGGAGCGTGAGTAACAAATAAGTCAGCCCCACTACCACTGTCATTAGACTTCGCCAGTTTTGCAATAGCGTTTGATTCAGCATGAAGTACCTCGGGCTTAGTTTTAAGACGATAGCGACTGATATACTCTTCGCCGTTCTTGTCCATGTAAATGCCTTCAAAAGGCCACTTTTCTTTGATTTCTTCTGGGTCTAACCAACCGCCTGCGCCGCGGTCCATCCACTCAACATTTTCGCAGTTGTTGTCCCATCCCGCAGGCATGCCATTCCATCCCATGGAAATAATGCGGCCGTCTTTGACAACAACAGCGCCAACGTGTAGCCGTCGAGCATAGCTCATCTCTGCTACCCGGCGTGCAATGTCCATGTACAGTTCGTGATATCGGTGTAGTTTCATAGTGTTTCAACATCCGTGTTATAGCTGGTAAAGCCGTTTTCTTTGACCACGTGCAGGATACTGGACACGCGACTGCTGAGTTCATCTCTGTGGCTAACAAGCCAGATACTCTTTTGACGATCACGCGACATTTTCTTCAGCACACTCATGGCATTCTCAACACCACTGGCATCAAGTCCGTTGTCAATGAGTTCGTCAACAAACAACAAGTTGATGGGTTGATATAAACTTTCCCAGACATCGCGGAATGCCCAGCTCAAGCTGAGAATAAGTCTATTGCGTTCACCACGTGATAGATTATCAAAGTCTAAGTCTCTACCCAACTCTGTGATTTCAACATTCAGGTCGTTTAGGAACTTGACTTGATGTGGCAAGCCCATCTTCTCTAGATAAAAACTCAAGCGTGAGTTCAGGTAGGTCAAGTTCTGCTCAATGATCTTCTTGCGAATAAACGAATCTTTGTTGGTCAGTAGTTTAAGCAAGAACTCTTGATGTTCTTGTAGTCTTGTGAGTTCGTTCATGGCATCGTAGCTGATTTCAACAATGGCCTGTTCGCTCATTTCAACAATTTGATCTGCATACGGATCAGCTTCTGCTTGTTTGGCAGTTAACTGAGTGCGTAGGCTGGCAATACTTGCTTGGTGTTTAAGCGCATCTGACTCGTTGTCATAGAATACCTTTGGTGCCCGGCCTAATGCGCCAATTTCAATCACAGCACCGTCAATGGTGCTGACGCTTTCTATATGTGCAGTAAGATTGGCAGTGGCTTCTTCAAGTTCTCGACGTTTAACAACCAATGTTTGTTCTTGGCGATCATCATGAAACGCTTGTCCACATGCATGACATTCGTGTTTGCTGAGACTCGCAATTTCTTTCTTGAGCTTGGCAATAATTTTATCTTCACGATCACGATCTTGCTTGGCTCTAAGTGCAGCCGCCTGTAGATCCTGTAGATCTTTCTTGGTTTGATTGAACACAATCAAAGCACGATGTGCGGCAATCTCTGCGTCAATATTAATGTGCTCTAGGTCACTGATGCTTTGTGTTAAGGCATCAACATCTTCGTTGTGCTTCTTGATCCAAAGGCTTTGCCGGCGTTTGACGCTTTCGATCTGTTCAAGCATACGCCGGTTGGCTTCTTGCACAGCCTTGATACGCACATCCTCTGCACTAACAGCATCCTTTGTGCCACGCACTAGTTCTTTGAGAGAGTCAGCTTTTTCGCTGAGCAAGGTAATGCCCAACAACTGCTCAATGATCACACGCTGACCTCCAGCACCCAGGCTAAGGAACGGTTCAGTGTAGGTATTGAGGGCTAGCACATACTTGAACATGTCGTGGCTCATGCCCAACATCTTTTCAATTTCTGCTTGTGTTTCGCGGCTGTCACCTTGACTTTCGTCTGTGATGGCCTGTTCAATGTTGTTGATGTAAAACTTCAGTGTGTTTGGTTTGCGTCCACGCTCGATCTTGTAGCTTTGGCTGTTGAAGTCAAACTCTACTGTGACCAACATGCCCTTGCTGTTGGTCTTGTTGATCAAGTTGTCTTTCTTGATGTTGGTTAGAGCCTGCCCGTACAAGCCGTAGCTCAAGGCATTGATGATACTGGTCTTGCCTGTACCATTACGTGCGCCTGTGTCGTCGCCACCTAGGTCTAGGTTCTCGCCCAAGACCAACACAAGGTCCTTGCGATCAAAGTTGATGGCCTGCGTGGAATTACCCACGCTCATGAAGTTTTTAACTGTAAGTGTTTTTACTTTAAACATTAAAGCTCGCGGTATATTTGTATTAGTAAGTTTGGATCGTAGAAGTCGCTTTCAATGTTGGTCAATTGATTGCTGACAATTTGGTCTACACTCTCAAACTTGATTTCGCCAGGAGCAAGGTCCACAGCATGTTCTTCGTTCTTGGCAGGAATCAAACTGAGTTCTCGTAGTTGATACTTGTTTACAAAAGTTTCTTTGATGAAGTTGGCTTCTTCGTAGCTAATGTCAATGTCAATATTGACACGAATGTGAGCCTTGGGCTTTAACAGCGCATCTGCATTGTCAATCAAGCTGGCTAGACCAAGAATTCTATACTGCGGAGCGTCTGGCCAAGCAACAAACTCAGGATCTTGCCCCCACTCTAAGATCATTGCGCCACGCTCGTCGTCGCCGGCATCGGCGTAGTTGTGCGGGAAGCAATTGCCCATGTAGGTAATGTTACGATCAGTCTGCCGCTTATGGAAGTGTCCGGAGAACACATTCTCTACACCCTGGAAGTGTCCAGCACGTACTTCTCCAACTTCGGGCATCTTGACCATGGCATTCATGTAGAAGTTTGGCAGCTCAAAGTGCCCAAACATATACTTGTTGGTGTCTTTTTGCAGTCGCTTCCAGTCATCACCTACTAGCCAAGGCACTATGGTTACATCGCCTTCTGTGTAAAAGTCGTTGACAATGTTGATGTTTGGAACATTACGTGCCCAGCTAACGCTTTGTGTATCGCGACGATCCCTGTAGTAGAGATCATGATTGCCGGGTATGAAGTGTACACGATCAAAGCCCTTGCTTAGTGCTTCTATGGCTTCAAGACTGTAGTTTAGTGTTAACACATTGATACTTGATCGGTTGTTGTGCCAATCACCCAGGAAGATTGCAGTGTCGCATCCGCGCTCTCGCCCCAATGCAATAGCCCACTTGACGAAATTTAAACAGTCTTCGTTGTGGGTAACGCTATTGCCCTTAAGGCCAAAGTGGATGTCAGTGAAACAGATTGCTCGTTTGAATAGATTACTCATTGTACCAGTATAACAGAAATGTAGACCAAGGTCTACGATAATGATTAACTAAAATTGTTCACGGATGGAAACTTTACGCCCGATAGCGCAAGCCCGCAGTGGGTTATCACTCGGTTGGTCATATATTCATAGGCCGGCTGATGCTGGGCATTTACTAGGTCACAGACCTCTTGATAGTTGACAATCAGGTCTTGGTAACGATATGGATTTTTAACAACTTTAAGATCTTCTCGTATTGCAAGGTCATCAAGTAGACAGAAGCTCACATGCTTGCTGAACATAGTTTTTAGTGCTATTAGTTGGTTGTAGTAATTTACCATTTCTTCCAGGTAGTCGCCTACTCTCTCAAGGTCAACGGTAATTGGGGGTAGCTGTTTGACTATGTCGGTGTTTCTTTTCAGGCTGCCGGGCAAATTAGTGGTTATCATTACCCCGGGGGTAACTTTATTAATTTCTTTACTGCACACTATGTCAATTAAGTTTTTACGTGCAACACCAACTATATAACGTGAACGTAACAGCGTATTCAGCAAAGGATGGTTCAATGTTAACCAATGCTCAAAGTGTACAAAATTGTTAATACCGTGTACTTCTTTAACAACATGAGTACCGGTTCTAGGCACAGTGTACACAACAGCTGGCAGCTCGTAGGATGCCACTGGGATATAAGGAGCAGTGAATTGCACTTCGTCAGCGGCCCACAGATGTTCAAACATACGCCCAAACTCGGTGGGATCACTGAACTTGGTAAAAATTCCCGAATCTACAACTTTAACAATACGATTGGTCTTGGCAAGATTGTATACTTCAAGTATGGACGTATCTCCAGGGAAACTTATACCAATGGTTAACCTGTCACCCATATATATTATTCTTCGCCGCCGCCGTCACCACCGCCACCACTGTTCCAGCCCCAATTGAGCTGACGTGTGTAACTTGGACTTAGGCCGTTGGCTTCTAGGATGTCATCGCGAATGTTTTGATTCTTCTTTTCAATGTTTAAGATGCGTGTAAAGCTGTTGGTAATGGTTGCTGTGTAGTAGGCAAAGGGATTCTGACTCTTGGACTCGTCAAACTGTAGACCAATCTGGCTCAACTGTAGCAGGGCCTGGCTACGCATTTCATCGTTGTAGGTATAGCCGCGCCAGTTACTACGAGTGGCATAGCGTTCACAGAGCTTCATGAACATGTGCGCCAGCTTCTTGGTCATAGCGCCGTGTTCTCTGCTGAAGTGTCCGTTTTCCATGCCGCCAATCCAGTGACTCTTGCCCACAAGGAACGGCTCATCGTTTTCATCCAAACGATAGTGCCAGAATGGAGGGAAGTTCAACTTGACATGTGCCTTGGCTTCAGCCGGCAAGGTCACAATCTTTTCTAGCTCTGCATCGTCTTCGCTGGTGTCTTCAATTTCAATTTCTTCCAAGAGCTTTTTAGTCTTGCCGGCGTTCTTGGGCACCTTGGGAGGGGCAATTGGAATGTGTGTCCAGGTAGTGACACGGAACACAAGCTCAGTCTTGGGAATCTTCTTGTAGTCTACTTCTGTGCCTGTTTCGCGTTTAATACGGTCGGCTCGGGCTTCACGTGCGGCCTTGATGCTGGTCCTGTTGATCTTGTCCAGTGTTGGCAGAATAACATCAAATTGATGGTCGTTTTCAGGGTCGATAAACGAGCAGTACGTGGTCTTGCTTTTGTGAATTTCTTTCAAAATGTCACGATTGTTTAGATAGTTAACCTTAGCCATGTGTATTCGGCCTCCATAATATACTTATATTATACGCAGTGATAAGTATAAAAGCAAGCATTGTCTTAACCAAAAGAGCAAAACATATATGGCCATTAACACTACAATTGGAACACCTACACCGGGCAGTGACCCGCTGGTAATTGCCAGCAGGATCACCCTGCAGATCAGCAATCCAGACACCAATACCATTCTTGCTGTTGGTGTTGGTGTGTCAGCAGAAGCAGCAATAACTTCGCTCAACCGTATTAAACTCAGTAGACAACGGTTAATTGCCGAACTACAACCACAGCTCAATGATCTAAAAGCCGAATTGGCAGCTCTTGACCCTAATGCCGCATCGTATGAAAAAAGAAAAGCCAGTAGAGAAGCTGAAATTGCCAGCTACGAAAAGAAAATTGCCAATGCAAACTCGGATATTTCAGCAGCCGACGAAGCAATAGCTTATATTAACTCTGAATATCAAACAGCCATTGACCAACGTGTCAAAGAGGCTACACAACCTGCACCGGTGGCTGTGGCTACACCAGACAGCGCCGCAGGTGAAAGCGGTAACAGTGAAAATCCACCTCCTGCTGAAGCAACTACAAGCCCTGTTCCTAACCCTAACATTACTGCCAATCAAGAAAGTATTAACGAACAGGATACCTACGCTGAAGCACAAAGAAAGGCAGCAGCCGCCGAAGCAGCCACTCAGTCTTCGATTGAAGCTGGCGCCAAAGTAGCAAACACTGATCCTTCGGCAGTTCGTTTAGAAGCCGCTGGTGTTGCGGCCGGCGCAAAGCCGCCTTCTAAGAACCCGGCGGCTCCGTCTGTTTCATTGGGCGGTGTTAAAAAAGAAGACATGCGTGTGCGTATTGCTCTTGCTCCGCAGAGCCCTAACATTTTTTACAAAGATCCTAAGAACGATTTATTAAAACCGCTGAAAGAAACAGACGGTGTTATATTCCCAATACAGCCTAGCATTACCATCGGCCACGAAGCACGTTACCAAAGCACAGATTTAACGCACAGCAACTTTACATTTTTTAATTACCAAAACAGTGCAGTGAAGCCAATATCGCTAACTGGAGAATTTTTAATCAGAAACCCACGCGAAGGTCGCTACTGTATTGCAGTCATACGCTTTCTACAGGCAATGACTAAAATGTTTAATGCCAACGATACTGCTAACAACATGAAAGGTGCACCACCAGCTGTGGCACGTTTATACGGACTAGGGCTAATGGGTTTTGATAGTATACCAGTTGTTATCACTAGCGTTGATGTAACCTACGGAACAGATGTTGACCTACTGTCACTGGCTGTAGCAGTCAACGGCACAACAGAAGTTACTAAGTTGCCAGCATCGTTTCAGATTACTGTAACAATGAACCCAGTTTTTAGTAGAGAGTTTGCCACAAACTTCTTTGGTACACAAGATTACGCATCCGGCAAAGTAAGACTATTGGGTAAACAGGTTATTACTCCTATTGTAACAACAACCCCTGCAACAACAACCCCTGCCGCTAAAACCAATGAAACAGGCAATGTTGCCACAGCCAACAGCAACACCACTAATAGCAATATGGCTGAACCAGATAGCAATGTTGGTACCAGTGGCAATAGTGCCGGGGACGGCGACGGTGTCAATCCTGCGGCAACTGGCTCAGGCACCGACAGCAAGAATGAAGTAACTAAAGAAAAAACAACAACTCGCAATAATGATGGCTCTACTACAGAAGTAACCACAGAAACAGTTAATGGTGTAACGAAAGTTACTACTACTAATATTGATGCCAGCGGAAAATCAACTACAACAGTTGGCGGTGGGTCAAGTGGAACAGGTGCAGACTCAGCATCCACTAATGCTAACGCCACAGGCAATGGTGGCGACAGCACTCAGCCCAAAGATGAAGCAGCCGCAGCCAGTTCGATTGCAGCCAAAAAACAAGCTACAGATGATTTTATAGCACAACGAGATCAAATAATTTCACAGGTTCAAAGTGCATATGATGGTATAAAACAAGCCATCACCGATTACTCTGCAACGTATCTAGCAATGTTAAATAGAAATCAAGCAAGCCATCAAGCAGATTTGGCCAAAGATCAAGCAGAATTGGCCGCAGTACAAAACGGAACTATGACTTTTCCAACTCCTGGTGGTTTTACAAGCATAGCTGAGATACAGCAGTCTATTGCTTCTGAACAAAAGGACATAGCAAGAAGACAGGCTAACATTGACGCAGGTGCTCCATACTATGGACTGACGCAAGATCAGTTTAACCTAGCGGCCTCCACGGAACCAGCATACTTGTCTGCAAAAAACTCTGCCTCTAGCGCATTAAATTCACTAGGTACCTTAACATCAACTCGACAATCATCAGTTGACTTTGCCGCATTACCTAGCTACAGCGCCAGTTGGTATAGTGTACCGCCAGCGATTACCATCAATGGCAAAAATCTAACATAGGATCAACACAATGACAGTTACATACTCCGCATACAGTCCTTACTACAACACAGATCTCAATGCCAGCAAGACAGCATTAGGCATGTTCTCTCCACGTACTGTGCCTGCAGAAGCAGACGATGTTAGTTTTGAAATCACTGCAACCTATCACACTAGACCAGACCTGCTGGCCTATGACTTGTACAGCGATGCACGTCTGTGGTGGGTGTTTGCACAGCGCAATCCCAACACACTGGTGGATCCCTTGGGCGACTTCACCACTGGCACCACTATCTTCTTGCCTAAACTAGCTAATCTTAAAGCAGCCCTGGGACTATAATCAATGGCAACTTTCGACGAAACAATTGCGCTGTATCAAGCAGTCAACGACTATGTACGTGGTAAACTGATTGAACGTGCTGAGTTCTTAGAACGTTTAGAAGCTGTTGACCTAACAGCCGCTGACGCAACAGCACAGCTTGATGCAATTAACAACGAATACCAGGCCTGGCGCACGGCAATTAACGAAGAAAAAGCAAGACAGGACAAACTTGCCGCTGATGCATTCATGACGCTCAGTGAGAGCGATAAAAAAGCAGTTAACGGGTCATCGACTATAGCCAATAGAAAGGACATAGTTAATCAACTGAAAAATGCTCCTTCTATTCAAGGTACCACTGACAGCAAAAAAGCACAAGTGGCCAAGGCGAAAGCTGAAGCGGCCAAGCCAGAAGAAAAACCAGCAGACAGTGCCGCTACCGCAGTCAAAGACAAGCAGGCCGCCGGCGACAGCACTGCCAGTACGCAAAAACCACAGGACGATCCAACTGTTAAAGATCCTGCCACTAAAGTAGTAGCAGATTCAACAACTGCTACTACCAAAACAGTCAGCGCCGACGATGCGGCCTTGGCCAAGCAGGTTAAAACAATTGAAAGTCCCCGCCCCACTGATCCAACAGTCAAGCCAGCGATCCTGCGTCCTAATCCACTGCGAATATTTTCCAGCTACACTTATAATCTATCATTGGAGTTAACCACTCCGCAGATGTACAACAAGATGCTAGAAAGCAATCCCACCAAGTACGATGTCAACGACTGGGTGCCAATTATAGCCACAGGTGGCACAGGACAGACCAAAGCACAATGGCCTAAGGGGCAAGGCAAAAAATACTTTACTAAAGATTTCTACATTGATGACCTGACAATGAAGGGCATTGTTGGACAAAGTGCTGACGCTCGTGGCACTAACATTCAAGAGTTTCACTTTAAGATTACTGAGCCTTATGGCATGAGCTTCATTGAAGAACTCTACGACTTTACCAAAGATGGTCTTAAAGAAAAGAATTACCTTGAGTTGCCTTGGATGCTAAAGGTCAAGTTTATTGGCTATGATGACAACGGTAAACTCATTGACGAGTCAGAAAGACTCACCAAGTATCTACCAATTAAAATCAATCAAATGAATGTATCAGTGACTTCTGCTGGTGCAATCTACGAATGTACTGCTATACCCTATGGCGCACAGGCACAAGGCGACAAGTACGGGCGCTTGGGCAAAGACATTGAACTCAAAGGCAAAACGCTGTTGGACATTTGCAACGGCAAGGCAGCGGCTGTAGCAGAGGACAAACCTGCTGATACACAAAACAC